GCATCCAACCAGGCAACAACAGCATCCTTAAACACTAAGATAGAAGACTACCTAGATGCCAATGGCACAACCTTCCCAGACAATGTAAAAGCTCAGTTTGGTGCTTCTAATGACCTACAAATCTACCATGATGGCTCTACTAATAACTCTATTATAAAAGAAACTGGGTCAGGTAATTTAGAGTTATGGGGTAATAATGTAAAAATTATGAATGTTGCGGGAGATGAAACGCAACTAGACGCAAATCCTAATAGCGGAGTCACACTTTATTATGACAATGCAGAAAAACTAGCCACAACCTCAACAGGGATAGATGTAACAGGTACAGTAACATCTAGCGGCAATCTTACTGTAAATAGCAACCTTGTTAAAATAAGTAATACATCAGGTCAGTCCGATTTAAGATTTGAATCAGCGAATAATAATTTTTCACAAATTTTATTTGGTGATACAGATGGAACATCAAGAGGAACAATTAGATATAAACATGATACTGATTCCTTCTTTATTGCCGCAAATGGCATCACAAACTCAGATTTAGAGATTACTAATTCCGCAGTTAATGTGACTGGTGGTAATTTACAAATAGGTGGCACAACTATAGTAAACTCATCTCGTAATCTTACCAATATAGGAACTATCTCTAGTGGTGCTATTACATCTTCAGGGGATATGTTGCTTAACTCTGGTAACGCTTTCACCGATTTAAATATCAAATCAGACAGGGCTTCAGGAAATATTGGAGGTGTTAATTTTGTTAATGCTTCTGATGCCATCAAGGGACAAATATATGGTCATACTGATGGTACTGTTAGAATCGCCTCAGGTGGTAATACAGTTGCCCTTACCTTAGATAGCTCACAGAATGCCACCTTTGCAGGCACTATCAGTAGTGGGGCTATTACTTCATCTGGGACTATTACTGGTACTGGTTTTGTAGCTTCTTCTACTTCAGGTACAGCTTTAACTACAAATAATTCTGTTTATTTGAGAGCCATAGCACCTGCTGTTGAATCAGGACACACAACTAAACATGAGCTAAGTATGGGTTGGTCTACTGCTTATGACAGAACCTATCAAGCACCTAAAATTGATGGTACTTTTGATTTTGCTGATGAATTTGGTTACAACTTTGCAGAGGGTAACTGGTATTTTGAAGATAAATTAAAAGTTGGAAATCTGAATATCGGTTCAACTAATGTTATAGATAGTTCAAGAAACCTAACCAATATCGGCACTATCAGTAGTGGAGATATAACTAGCAGTGGCAATCTCTTCACCTCTGGCTATGTCACGATTGATAGCACTACCGATGGCAAACTCAAATTAAAAACCCCTAGCGGAGAATCAAGCGATTGGAACTATATAGAGTTTTATGGTGCAGATGATACTAGAGATGGATATGTAGGAACTGATGCTGATGGAGATATGAAGTTCTTTAGTGATAAGAACTCATCAGAACTTAGATTAGAATCTTCAGGTGCAACTATTAGCACAAACCTTACTGTTACAGGAGATCTGACTGTCAATGGCACCACCACAACAGTTAACCAAACGAACTTAGATGTCTCTGATAACCTTATTGGACTTAACCGTGGAGCAAGTTCTAATGCCAATGATAGCGGTATGCTTATTGAAAGAGGCTCCACTGGTGATAATGTTTTTATTGGTTGGGATGAAAGCACAGACAAAATTACTTTTGCAACCACAACAAATGTTCCTTCGGATACTGGCAATCTAACTTTAACAGCAGCCCCAATTCAAGCTTCTAGCTTACAGTTAGGCTCTGATACCCAACCAACTTTAAGCGGTGATGGAAACTTATTAAGAATACAAACTAGCAGTGGCTACCTTGATATTGGATCAAACAATTCTGGTTTCGCTCACATACAAACTGATAGGGCTAAATATTATTTTAATAAAAGAATCCTAGTAGATGAAGGTATTATTTCTTCTTATGACGAAGATTTAGTTTTACAAAGAGCACAATCAACTGTAGCTACATTTACAACAACTGGTGCCACCTTTGCAGGAACTATCTCTAGTGGAGCTATTACATCTAGTGGAAATCTAGTCTTAGATGCTTCAGGTCATAATTATATAGAACTACACAGTTCTACTGCGAATACACGAAAATGGAGATTTTATAACGGACAGGCGTGGAATCCAGACGCATTACTTATTTACGATCAAGATGCAGACTCAACTGCTTTAACTATTGAAACAAATAAACTTAGTATAGCAAGAGGTGCTAATAGTCTTTCTCATACCTTAGATGTTGGTGGTAATGTTGCTATATCTGGTACAGAAATTATTACCTCTGCTAGAAATCTAACCAATATCGGCACTATCAGTAGTGGTGCTATCACCTCAACAGGCAAAGTTTCTGCTTTTGGTAACTCAGATACAGTTGCAGGTCTTGAAATTTATTCAGACGCTAATCATGGCTTACGAATTTTACATAGAGCTACAGAAGGTGATTTTAGTTTTGAAAGAAGAGTAGGTGGCTCAAATACAGAATTTTTAAGGATAGGTAGAGCTAATGGTAATGCCACTTTTGCAGGAACTATCAGTAGTGGTGCTATTACCAGTAGTGGTGCAATATCTGCAACTCAAGTAGGTGTTACAAATATTGTTACAAATAAAGTTGTTAAATTTAATGGTTCAATATTAGATGATTCAAATATCACAGATACAGGTTCGCTGATTACTTTAGGAAGTAATACAAATATAGATGGAAGAGTAACATTAACCTCAGGCACAACTACCACAATTGCAGGAACAGGTTATCTAAACATCAATGCAAATGTCGGTGGTGTTAACACAAATGGTTCTCATGGATTACATATAGGTTGGAATAAATCTAATGGTGGTCGTGAAATCAATATGATATTTGATGGTGGTACAGGTGTATCTGATACTGAAATGATTTTCACATCTACTGATGGTAGTAATTATTATGATATATTCCAAATCAATGGTGCTGGTAATGTTGATATTAAAAATGGTGGTCTAAGAATTGGAACTACAACAGTAATAGATTCCTCAAGAAACCTAACCAACATAGGCACTATCTCTAGTGGCAGCATAGATAGTAGTGGTAACATTGATGCAAATGGCAAGTTTATAGTACAAGGCTCAGGGACTTTATTAGAGCTTAATAATTCAGGTTGGAACGCAGGTAATCAAACACACGATATTCTTTATAATGGTTGGACTGCTTCAACAGGAGATTATATCTATCTATCTGCTGCTGGAAATAGCAATACTGGTTGCGGAACTATTTTAGTAACAGATAGTCAAGGTTTCTATTATGGAACTCATAGCTCTCAAGGAGGAGTAACCTCCAGTGCCACAGATCCATTATCCGATGTTAAATTTAGAGTTGATGGCAGTGGTAATATTACTGAAGCAGGAACTATCAGTGCATCGGGATCAGCTTCATCTACCAGCCCAACCCTTAGCTTAACAACAAGCGATTCTCACACCTTTAACCATTTAAGTAATTCTTTTGCAGGAAACATGACAAGTGGCGAGTCAGCAATTCATATTATTGGTAGAGCAGGTAGCACTAAAAACTCAGGGTATTTTGGATATAAATACAGTTCAGCAGGTTCAAATGATAATGTCGTAACTATAGGTCATTGGGGTTCAGACCATTTAGTAACCATAAATGGTGTTGGTAATACCACTTTTGCAGGAACCATCAATAGTGGTGCAATCACATCAAGCGGTCAAGTTTCAGGAACAACCCTTAAAGCTGAAAATGGTTCCTATGATGGGTTCTTCGGTAATGCCTCATTCTCTTGGGGGGGCAGCACTCTATATCCTACTATATACAGCAGCCACTCAGATAGATGGGTGATGTTCACTTATCCTCACATTGCATACCTACAGAATGGAACCAATGGACACACTGGATCAACAACTGGTTCCACAATAAGGTTCGCAAGTGATGCATCTGCTTCAAACAATTGGGATATTGGTATTGGCAGCACAACAGATCTGTTTAGGATTGCTAGAGCAGGAACAAATGCTATAGAAATTAATAGCTCTGGAGACTTTACTTTCCGCCATTCTGGTCATAATTATGTCAGACTAGAAAGTACAGGTAGCTTTGAGCAGATGATCCGTTTTAAAAACGGTTTAGCAAACTATTGGTACACAGGCATACGAACATCTGCTGGAATAGCATCAACTGCTGATTATCATATTTATTCTACTGCATTGGGTAATGATGCAGCAGCGGTAGATACTAGCGGTAATATCATTGCGTATAACGGTTTTAAAGTTAATACGACACAGGTCGTAGACAGTAGCACCAATATATACTCTACAGGCATTATAAACACCAATCGTATAAAAGATAATGGTAGCAGTAACGGTTTAAGACTAGGTAACTTTTCAACCTCTAATGTTGATGAGACTGGTAGTTCTGTTGTTACTTTCTTAAGGGATGGTACTTTTGATGACTACATTATTAAAGGCTCTACTGCTAGAGGTGTATTTGGTAGACAATTTATAGGACCCCACTTTAATAGTAGTCACTCATGGGGTGTCTTTTCTTCAGGCTGGGATACTCATTTCCAAATTAGTGGTGACGATAGAATATACATGAAGCCAAATGTTGCCATCGGAGCGACACCTTCAACTACAGGTCCTGTTTTAGATGTTTACCAAACAGCAGATAGACCTTCAATGACTATACGCTCATCTAATCCAGGAAGCTGGGGAGCATCATTAATTGTAGGAGCAACAACCGCTAATCAAACAACTGTTGATACGAATGATCGAGTAATGGTTATTCTTGATGGTAAATATCCTGTACTTAACTTAAACCACACAGTGAACTCTAACACCAATCACGGACCAACCATACAGTTTACCCATGATGGTTACGACTCAAAAAGACAGTGGGTTATTGGTTCTGATGGACGAGGTGATAGATTAGACTTTGGTGTTTCTGGAGGCACCGCTGGAACAAATACTGACGGAAACCCACACAGAGGTATTTCTGGATATGAAGGTGTTACCATTATGCGACTATTTGAAGATGGTGTGCTTGTTGGTGACACTGGTGTATATCCTAATGAGGTCACTGCTCCTGATGGCAAGTTAGAGGTTAGAGGGCAATTTAGCCACTCCGCTGGTAACTTCCTTAAAAAAACATATAACAAAGCTATTGGTCTTTATGCAAATGGTACTGCATCTTCTGGTTCAGCTATTGGTTTCCAACAAATAACTGGCGAAGGTTGGACTGGCATTTTTGTTGACTACAATCCGTATGAAGGTTGGGGCTTATATCACGACAACCCAAGTAATTATTTTTACATTACAGCAGAGGCAACTACAGGAAACTTGGGAACATCTTTCACTGTACCTAATAGAGACAGTGGAACCAGCACTGCATATGCCAAGCATCGTTTTGACCAAAATAACGGTAATTTTGATGCAGGTGGTGCCATAACTGCACAAGGAAATATCACAGCTTATTCTTCTGATAAAAGATTAAAAGAAAACTTTAAACCTATTGAATCTGCTTTAGACAAAGTAAAACAATTAAATGGTTTATATTTTGATTGGAATAAGGTATCTGAAGATGCAGGATTTATCCCCGATCAAAAACAAAATGATGTTGGTTTAATTGCTCAAGATGTACAACAAATATTACCTCAAGCAGTAGCTCCAGCACCTTTTGATACTGATGTTATAACTACTCCAAAAGATCCCAAAGATAAAAATGCTGGAGTAACACAAGAAAAAATTAGCATTAGCGGCGAGGATTATTTAACTGTAAAATATGAAAAGTTGGTTCCATTGCTGGTGGAAGCAATAAAAGAACAACAAGAACAAATAGAGTCACTTAAAAGTGAGATTAATAACCTTAAAGGAGGTAAATAATGGCAATTAGTAAAACTAGTAAGCTTACGAGAGTAGAAGTTCATGTAATGGGTGAGGGTGTAGACCCAAGAGTCCATGTAACTTATGAAAATACTTTTGATGATCCTAGTGATGATCAACTACCTGTTGTAAGCATTCAAAATAAATTGTTAACAAAAACAACTATGGATACTTCAGATCCTGATAACCATGTAGAAGTTGATACAGATATATCAGGTGAAGATGATATGGTTCAAGATATTTGTAACGCAATCTGGACATAAGTAAATGCCACTACAATCATCAGGAGCAATATCCTTAAATGAGATTCATATAGAAGCAGGAGGTGCTTCAGGCACCACTGCATCTATTAATGATTCGGATATTCGTAATTTAATTGGAAAAGCTTCTGGTGCTCAAATGTCATTTAGTGAGTGGTATGGTGCTTCTGCTGTGCAAACACCTACTTTTATTAATTCCACTAGTAATAACAACCCAGAATCAGATAATGTAGTAATTTCAATAACTGCTCCAACAGGATCAAATGCGTTTATTGGAGTAGCACAAGATACTTCACTTACTAATATTTCTTTGAGTGGCTCTCCTACGAATATAAATCCTAGCAATCTTGTTGGAGGAGCTAGAAAAGCTCAGGGATTTTATAAAGCCAGTCCTGGAACAACCGCAATCGGATTTCAAGCAACTAGGCACTCTATTGTAGGAATGGGATTTGCAAATGTAACAAGTTTAGCTCAAAATGTTTCTAGTGCTACAACTTCAACTGGTACTGTAAGTGTTACAAGAACTACTGCTACAAATAAAACATTTATTGGTTTAGCTGCATCTCATGCTAGTTCTGATAATGATTCAATACCGAATTTTAGTGGTTATACTGCAGAAAGAAAAACAGGAAATAATGAAGAACTTAGAGGAGGGGCTGGAGTAGCTTATAAACATGGAACAGGAAGTTCTGTAACTTATACTCATGTGTATGGCGGAGCAGATGGTATAGCGACAGAATATGGATTTCATGAATTAGTCAGATAGGAGAAAAATTATGGCGATAACTTATACAAAAGAATTAACAGGGGTTAGTTACCACCCTACTTATCAGGCAACTGATGGAAGTGTAACAAATGCAATTTATGAAATTGTAGTAAGATACACTGGAACTGAAACAGTGGGAGAAAATACCTATACAGCAAATTTTGTTATACCCTGTGCTTTTAATTTAAAATTTAAAGCAGTAGCAGACTATACAGTATTTGCAGATATATCATCTTTATCTACAAGCGAGAAAAATACTATATTAGGATGGTTTGAAGGAGCACTCGGTTCTACTGCTATGAATGATCACAAGCATTCAATCTATAGCACCATTGAAGAACAAAAGACTCCAACGGTGAAATACCAAGCAATTGTGGACTAACTTAATAAACTGATGGATGAAGCTGTTAGCTTAATTACAGAACTTGGCTTTCCGATAGCAGCCTCTTTAGGTTTAGGTTATTTTGTTTGGAAATTAATAATGAAAATTATTAATGGTATGGAACAAAAGTTAGATACCCTAGATGATAAAGTGCAAGTAAGTTTAGACACCATGGAGGAAAGGATCTCCACCAAACTTGATACCCAATACGGAATTATAGTATCTTTGATTGACAGAGTAAGAGCTTTAGATAATCAGACTATTAGACAAGATGTATTATTAAAAACACTACTAGGTGTTCCTAATTTAATAGATATTGAAAAGATAGCAAAAGCGGAAAGAGATGATCAAAGGAAAGATTAGTTTATTATTTATACTGTGTATATCTGTATCAGCAGACGAAATGGTGCACAAGTTCAAGTCGCCATCGTTTAGTGGTATAGGAACTTCTTCTCATTATTTAACCATTGAGAATCAAGAATATACTAGAAAAATGACAATCAAAGAAGAGATAAAAGCTCTTCAAGATCAATTGAAAAGAGATGCTGAAAACACAACTCTTGCAAGATTTATTCGTAATTTAGAATCTAGAATTTATGCTCAGATCTCCAGGCAAATAGTAGAAAATATGTTTGGAGAAACTCAGTCAACTGAAGGAACATTTGAACTAGAGGGAAATACCATTAGCTACACTATAGAGGATGGTATGATCACATTAACTATTATTGCAAGCGATGGCTCAGAAACTATTATACAACTTCCTCTTGGTGATTTCTCTTTCTAGTTGTGCGTTATTATTTGACCCAATAGATAACAATTTACCACCATTACAGAGAACAGAACCAGCACAGATAGGCTCATTATTAGTGCCTGAATTAGCTCGAGCAGAATTAATTAGTAATCCAAAACCAGTAGTAGCAATATACGCTGACGCTTTTTTAGATCAAACAGGACAAAGACGAAGCAATAGTTCTTATGCAACCTTTTCTTCTGCCGTTACCCAAGCCCCCAATGCTTATTTAATAAGAGCACTTAAACACGCAGGATCTGATAATAGGGGATTTTTTGAAGTTGTCGAAAGAGTTGGTTTAGATAATGTAACTAAAGAAAGGCAAATAATAAGGAGCACACGACAAGACTTTGATGAAGATAAGAAGTTGCCACCTCTAATGTTTGCTGGCTTGATTATGCAGGGCGGTGTGATATCTTACGAAAGTAACATTAAAAGTGGAGGGGCTGGTGCCAGGTATCTAGGCATAGGAATGTCTAGACAGTATAAACAAGATACCGTTACTGTTTCTCTCCGCACAGTTTCCGTAACTACGGGCAAGGTGTTGCTTGAGGTTTTGGTTACTAAAACAATATTAAGTGCATCACTAGACAACGATGTGTTTCGTTTTATAACCAACCAAACAGAGCTAGTAGAAATAGAAAACGGCTTAGTCAGAAACGAATCTATAGACATAGCTTTACAAACAGCAATTGAAACCGCAGTTTTAGAGACAATAAAACAAGGAGCAAACAAAGGTTACTGGAGTATAAATGAAAAATAAATTATTAATTGGTTTACTATTTAGTGTGTCTGTATTAGCAGATAACGAAGTCTATGTTGATCAAAGCGGAAATGCGGCATCAATAGACCTAGAACAGTTAGGATCGTCTAACTTGATTGGAGGGACTTCAGCCGTATCAGGCACCATGACGGCACTAGACCTTGATGGTGTTTCAATGACACTTGATATTAACCAAATAGGTGGTAGTAATATCTTTAGATCAGATGCTATCGATGGCGATAACTTTACAGGTTTTTTTGAGTTTGATGGTGATTCCAATGTCTTTGATTTATTAATGAATAGCACAGGATTAATCACTGCTGATTATGTAAATATGAACATAGATGTGACTGGTAGCAGTAACACATTTGATTTAAAAGCAGGTGAAGATGATGATATTTCATATCTAGATTTAGATTGGATTATCTCAGGAGACTCTAATACATTTGATTTTGATATTGATTATGAGAATGCTACAAACTATGTAGATGTTAATGGTAGTAGCAATACTATAAACTTTTTAGGTAATGGATACTCTGGAACTACATCTTCAGATTCTGGTTATTTTTATTTGGATTTAGATGGTAGCTCTAATACATACAACATTAAACAGATGTCAACGCTTGCTAGAGATTGGCTCTCTATTACAAGTTCTGCTTCTAACTCTAATATTTGTATCGTTCAAAACGATAGCGGAACAGCAACAAGCTGTTGATGTTGGCAATATATCTGAGTTAAACGGATCTGCACAAGTAGTCAGAGATCAGCCTTACAGTGCTGAGTTATCTTTTAATATTCAACAAAATGATCGTGCCGTTACTACCAATGGTAGAATGGCTATTACTTTTTTAGACGACTCTAAAGTAAAACTAACTGAACATTCTCAACTAACTATAGATGAATATATCTTTGACCCAAATCCTAGTAATTCTAAAATGGCTATCTCTTTTGGGCTTGGCACCGCTAGGTTCATTACTGGTGCTTTAAATAAGATAGATAAACAAAATATAGATCTTAAAACACCTACAGCCAACATAGCAATTCGTGGAACTGATTTTACAGTTACCGTTGATGAGACTGGTAGGTCTCTTTTAATACTTTTGCCAAATGACCTGGGCGAGGCTAGCGGGGAAATAATAGTAACCACCGCAATGGGATCAGTTACTCTTAATAAACCATATGAAGCAACTACTGTAGATGTATATGAAAAGCCACCAACAAAACCAGTTATTTTAGATCTTACTTTAGAGCTAATAGACAATATGCTGATTGTTAATCCACCCAAAGAAAACATACAGCTAACAGAAGAGGATACAACACAAAAAACTAATAATATATTAGATGTAGACTATTTAGAGTTTGAAGAGTTAGACGCAGATTATTTAGATGATGATAGTCTTGAGTTCACGGAGCTTGATTATAATTGGCTTGATGTTAACTTTCTTGAAGATCTTTTAGATATATTAGATGAATTAGAGGTAGCAGAAGAGCAAGATCAGTTAGCACAAGATGCAACTACACTTAATATTGTTGGCACTAATTTTGGACAAGATCTAGATACACAAATAACAACTTATATAACAGGTGAAAAGCTAACTGTCATACGAAGTGTAAATAGCACAGCAAGAATAGATATAGATACTGATAAAAGTTATACCGTCATACTAATACAAGATGGAGTATCAAGAGTTATAAGTATAAATGGAGGACAGGGTAGCACTATTAAAATTACCCAAAGCAACTAATGAGAATACTATTACTGTTATTAATAATACTAGGAGCACCTTTAGTATTTCAAAGCACACCAACAGAAATACTTAAACTAAAAGTATTTGATTATTTAGTAGAACAACCCAAACCATCTGGATACTTCACCATATTAAACATTACCGAAGAAGATATAGATAGAGAAGGTGGTTATCCGTTACCTAGAGATAGATTAGCTGAGATCCATAATGAGATTATGTCTAGTGGTGCGTTAGGTGTTGGTTGGGTTATTTCTTTTCCCCACGCTGACCGATTCGGGGGAGATGAAAAATTTGCAAAGGCTCTTCAACAAGGTACATCAATATTAGCTATGTTTGAAGCCCCAAATCAAATATACCCAGAAACAATTGGTACGGTGATCCTAGGTGATGAAAAAGGTGGTATGTTAACTAAGGGTGTAGTTCAAAATACTATCAACCTTAGAAATCATGTGAAACAGGGTATAGCAACTGCACCCACTGACATAGACAATCTTGTTCGTAGAATCCCTTTATTATTAAAAACTCCTGATGGATATGTTCCTGCATTTGGTACAGAGGTATTAAAAGCATTAGTAGGTGCTGATACTTATGTTATTAAGACTAATGATCTTGGTATAGAAGAAATTAGAGTTAAAGGATTACCACCAGTCAAAACAGATAGTCTTGGTCGTAAGTGGATTAGTTGGGTAGATACTCCGCAAACTGATTTACAAGAAATGAATGTTGCTAATAAATTTGTTTTTGTTGGAATTACTGCTAATGGCATCATGCCTCAAGTTGCAACTCCAGTTGGATTATTAGAACCACATAAGATCCAAGCAGCATTATCTGAGTCAATCTTGATTGAAAACTCTCCTTACATTCCAGATTGGCATTTAGCAGCCGAAATTTTGATTTTCGGAATTTTTGTGGCTCTCATTTGGCTCACAATCAATTTTCTTAGCATAGGGAAGGGTTTAGGTCTCGTTGGAATTTTCCTGCTCACCACGGGCTTCTCAGGCGTTTTTAGCGTTCAGAAGGGTATTTTATTGGATTTTTCATGGACTTTTGTGTCTGAAATCATAACTTCTACGGTTGCTTACTATATTAACTTCCAAAAACAGTATAAATTGCGTCAACAGATCAAAAAACAATTTGAACATTACTTAGATCCAAGACAAGTTAAAAGATTACAAGAGAATCCTAACCTCCTGGAACTCGGGGGAGAAAAAAGATATTGCACATTTTTGTTTACAGATGTCAGGGGTTTTACAAGCTTATCTGAAAAACTACCACCAGAAGAAGTTACTAAGATTATGAATAAGGCATTAACAATCCAGGTAAATGCTATACAGCAAAATGGCGGCATGATTGACAAATTTATTGGAGATGCCTGCATGGGGATTTTTTCGGCACCTATAGATTTAGATAATCAAGAAGACAGAGCTATAGCATCAGCGATTCAAATGCAACACGAAATAAAAGAATCAGGGTTAGATATTGCAATTGGTATTGGAATAAATTCTGGGCTAGCTGTTGTAGGTAATATGGGAAGCGATTCACGGTTCGATTATACAGCCATAGGTGATCCAGTAAATACCGCAGCTCGATTAGAGTCAGCTACAAAAGAGGCTGGAGTTGATATATTGGTTGGGGAATCCACTGCAAAAAGAAGCAAATATAGTTTAAAATTATTAAAACCAATAAGTGTTAAGGGTAAAAGCAAGCCTTTGACCATTTACACAGTATGAGGAAAGCAAATGAAATTTAATTTAATTAAAAATGTAGTAGGTGCCATAGCACCAACATTAGGTTCAGCATTAGGCGGTCCGCTAGGAGGGCAGGCAGCATCAGTAGTAGCAGAGGTTCTAGGTTGCAAACCAGAGCCAAAAGCAATTAACCAAGCTATTCAATCAGCAACACCTGAGCAGATGCTTGAGCTTAAAAAAGCAGAGCAAGACTTTGAAGTAAAAATGAAAGAACTTGAAGTTGATATTTTTGCATTAGAGGTACAAGACACACAAGACGCTAGATCTAAGTTCAGTAAAGATTGGACAACAAGATTCATGGGTTTAATAACTTTAAGTGGCTTTATGGGATATATATTTTTAGTAACCCTACAACCACCAGAGCAAAACTCAGAGGCTTTAATTAATTTAGTGTTAGGATATTTAGGAGGTTTGGCTAGTGCTGTGATATCTTTTTATTTTGGTGCATCACATTCACCAGATGATAAACAGGATTAATAGTGGCTGGATTCAAACTTACAACATTTAGTGGACTTAATAAAAAGATCTCTCCAAGACTTTTGCCAGAAGATATGGCACAAAGCACAGAGAATGCTTTTTTAGATTCTGGTAGGCTAGAAGGCTTGTCTGTTGATGTTGATGACTCTTCAGAGCCAAGCTCACATCCAGCAAGCAATATATCAGGCACCACTAAAACCATCTATAAAGCATCCGCAAATCAGTGGTTTACCTTTACAGATGAGGTTGATGTTGTAGAGAGTCCAATTAAAGAGGATCAATATGGACGATTTTATTTTACTGGTTTTGGGACTTTTCCTAAGTATGGCAACAGCTCTACCCTTTTTACAGGATCTGGTCCTTATCCAGCAGCAACATTTAGACTTGGGCTACCTACTCCAGCAGCTATTACTAGCATTAGTGTAGATAATTCATCAGCAGATGCAGGAGCTGAAGTAAGTTCTAGAGCATATTTATATACCGAAGTAACAAGCTTTGGCGAAGAAGGACCACCATCACCTGTAACTTCAAGCGACATTGTAGATGCAGCAAACGGTTCTACAGTATCCGTGCAACTGCCTGCCATAACATCAGGCAATTACTCAATAGCTAAAAGAAGAATTTATAGAACGGATGTTAATGGTATCTTTAGATTTGTTGGTGATACAAGCACGACAACAGCACACACAATTACTGATACAGTTTTAGATGCTTCTCTCGGGGAAGAAATAGAATCATCAGATAATTTAGCACCACCAGATGATACATCAGCAGATCATCCAGATGGACCATTGTTAGGACTTACTACTATGCCAAACGGCATAACTGCTGGCTTTGCTGGTAACACTTTATTATTTAGTGAAGCTTTTTTACCGCATTCTTATCCTTTAGCGAACCAATTAACAACTAAAGATGACATAGTTGCAATAGCTTCTATAGCCTCAGGTTTATTAGTAACAACCAAAGGCAAGCCTTTGATGGCTTCAGGTACAGATCCAAGTGCTATGGCTATGGTAGAAATAGATGCTAACCTACCTTGTTCAAACAAAAGATCATTGGTTGATATGGGTGAGTATGCTATCTATGCATCTCCAGATGGTTTAGTTTTAGCGTCTAACTCAGGCATACAACTTATTACAGAACAAATCTTTACAAGAGATCAATGGCAAGATTACTACCCAAGCAATATTGATGCATACGAATACGAAGGCAAATACATAGCATTTACTTGGGACGGCTCAAATTCATCTACCAAAAAAGGATTTTTGTTTGATCCAAGAGGACAAAAGAATGCTTTTGTTGATTTGGATTTTTATGCAACAGCAGGATTTAATGACAGAGAAGAAGATATTTTATATTTAGTAATTGATGGTATTTTGAAAAAGTTTGTTCAAGGTTCAACCAGAAGAACTTATACATGGAAGTCTAAAGAGTTTTACACCAATAGACCTATATCACCAGGCGTTGCTAAAGTTAGTGCAGAATCATACAGTTCTTTAACATTCAAACTTTATGCTGATGGCAGTCTAAAACATACTCAGACTGTTACCAATTCTGAAATATTTAGACTACCAGGAGGATACAGAGCTAAGTCTTTTGAAATACAACTTGAGGGAACTGATATTGTTAATGAAGTTTGTGTTTATGAAAGCCCACAGGAGATTACCTAATGGCTAAGACAAGGGGAACCTTTGTTGTACCAAGAAGCTTTGATCCAGAAGGCAAGCGTTTTGCCACATCTATAAATGATTCCATAGCCCAGCTCAAAGGGGAAAAAGGAGACAAGCTAGATTCAGCAGTAACATTTAGAGATCTTATTGACTCAGGAATAGCTAAAAGAAACTTTTCATTTGGTGGCGGTGGTAAAGACTTTATTATTATTGGTGGTGACGAAAAGCAAGGTGACGAGCCAACAGTACCAACAGGGGTTTCTGCTGACGGTGCTTTTGAAAATATTATAGTAGGTTGGGATTATGCAACTTACAGGGGTCATTCTCATACAGAGGTTTGGGTAAATACCTCAGATACTTTTGGGACTAAAACATTTCTAGCCTCTGTTACAGCTTCTGTTTTTGTTCATCAAGTTGGCGTAAATAATACAAGATACTATTGGTTAAGAAATGTTAGCGTTGATGGGCGTAAAAGTGGCTTCCATTCTTTAAATGGTGTTAGTGCCTCTACAGCCGTTGATGTTGGTGCAATCATGCAATCTCTTGGTGAAGAAATAGCAGACTTACCAGGGCTAGCAACATTAAACTCATCTATAACAGTAGACCTAAATTCACAAACAGTAACCCTACAAAATGCTGTAGCCTCTATAGATTCAGCAGTAGATACAGCTCAAGCAGCGGCAACAGCTGCCCAATCTACGGCAAATACAGCAGCTAGTGATATTACAGACCTTACTGATGATTTAGATGATTTAACTACAGCCTCAACTAGAACAATTAGATCTGATACTTCTCCAACAACTAGACCAGATAGCAGTTCTTTACAAGCAGGTGATATTTGGATTGAGACTGATAACAACAATCAAATTTATATATGGACAGGAGCCTCTTGGTCAACAACATCTTCAGGTGCAGCGTCTTCAGTAGACACAACATTACAGTCACAAATTGATGCTAATGAGTTAGCTATTGAATCTAATGCGTCAAATATATTATTAGTAGCTGGTGTTAATGATGCTGCAAATATTTCTACATCTGTAAATATTACTTCTTTGAACTCAGCAATTACTGATTCATCCACAGGTTTACAGGCAAATGCCACAGGTTTATCACAGCTTACTACCAGAGTATCAACAGCAGAATCAGATATCTCAACAATAACTTCAGACATTACAGAACTTGAAAATACATTAACTGGCTATAATGGAACATCTACAGTAGCTAGTGCAGTTAGTAATCTACAAACACAGATTACTGCAAATGACGGAGACATTACATCTGTAGTCTCTGATGTCACATCTTTAACAAATAGTTTAAGTACAACTAACAGCAATGTTTCGGCAAATACTACATCTATAACAGGACTTACTAACAGCATAACCACAATTAATGGCACTTTATCCACAGTTCAAACTGATATTACATCTTTAGAGTCAGATGTAACAACTGCTGAAGGAAACATAACCTCTAATTCATCTGCAATATCTGGGCTAACTACGAGAGTTACTGCAACTGAAAGCGATATTACAACTATTCAATCAGATGTAACGACTTTACAAACTGACTTAACTACAGCCGAAGGAGATATTGCAACTAACTCTACAGCAATCAGCACACTGCAATCTTCTGTATCATCAAACGACACTGATATAACAGCGATTAATTCATCTATTACTTCGCTAACAACATCAATCAATAATGCTAACTCAAACATAAGCACCAATTCTTCAGCGATATCAGGACTTGATACTAGAGTTACGCAAAATGAAAATGACATTAACACCAAGGCTTCAGCTACTTCTGTTACAGCATTACAAACATCCCTGAACACGCTTTCGGGGGAAGTAGATACCAGGACAAAAACATTTGCTCAAGATGCTATTCCTACAGCTACAGCTATAGGCGATCTATGGATAGATACAGATGATAGTAATAAGTTATATAGAGCAGCCTCAGCAACAGCAGATGAAATTACTACAGGCGAATGGGAATTGGTAAGAGATGATGCAATAGCCTCTAACTCTTCAGCCATATCTACTTTACAAAGCACTGTATCACAACAAGGCACAGATATTAGCTCAAACAGTTCCAGTATTACGACATTACAAAACAATTTAACGACAACCAATAATAATGTCAGCACAAACGCAAGTGCGATCTCTACATTAAATTCTACTGTCAGCTCTCAAGGAACAACTATCTCTAGCATATCTAGCGATGTAACAGCTTTAGAGAATGATCTTACAACTTTGCAAGGCGATGTAGATTCAGCAGAAACAAGTATTTCTGCAAACTCTTCAGCGATTAATGGGTTAGACAGCAGACTTGATTCAGCAGAGGGAACTATCACATCTCAAGCTTCATCAATTAGTGCATTAGAGACTGCTGTAACTAATAATGATAATGATATTTCAGGGCTAGGTTCTAGTATTACTAATTTACAGTCACAGATTACATCTAATGATGATGCTTTAGATGTTATTAATACTAGTATTATTTCTTTGACTTCTAGGATTGAAGACAACGAGGATGATATATCTGGACAGTCTACAGCTATCAGTTCTTTACAGTCTTCTGTTAACCAGCAAGGAACAGATATAACAGCAAACGCCTCTGCTATAACTCAAATTACCAGTGATGTTGGCGATGTTGAGGCAAGCGTAACATCTTTATCTACATCTGTTGCTGATATAGAAGGGAATGCAGCGGCAGCCTATGTTTTACAAGTAGCAGCAGGAAGCAATCCACCAAGAATCGGCGGTATGGTTATTGAGAATAATGCTTCAGCTGGAACTGGAGTGGTTGATGTCACCTTTCAAACAGACAGCTTTCAAATTGTTTCGCCAACGGGTGCTTACGCATCAATACCTTTTATTGTCAGAACATCATCTACAACTGTCAATGGTGAGACAGTGCCAGCAGGCGTTTATATGTCTGATGCTTTCATTCAAAACGGAACTATTACTAATGCAAAAATTGGTGACGCAGCTATAGACAATGCCAAGATAGCAAGTTTAGACGCAGGTAAGATTTCAACAGGAACTTTAGACGCTGCAAGAATAGATGTTAACGGCTTGATTACTGCTAATAGTTTATTGGTAGAGGGAGATCTATCAACAGACGGACAGACCTCTATCCATGGTGGCAACATACAAACAAACACCATTACAGCTAATAAGCTAACCATTACTCCAGTTGAGGCAGGAGGATCAGCAGCAGATATAAATAACAACACAACGACTATTGAGGGGGGTAAAATTAGTGCAAATACAATTGATGTTAGTAACATTAACACAGACAACTTTGCCTTACCAACAAGAGGTCAGAGAAAATCAGGAACGGATATTGGAGTCTTTCGTAGCAGAAATCATATGAGACACGCCCATGTTGCTGAAATAGGAGTTGGTGCAGGATTCTATCAAGGATATGTAAGAGCTAAAAATAATACTGGACAAATTAAAACTGTAAAATTTTTTATTTCTGATGGTACTTTTGGTGATAATGGAAGCCCTACATCAACAGCACCATATCAGGTAAATATTCATGAATCAGCAAATGGGGATACCCCAGAGCCAGTTGAGGGTGGTCATATTGTCTATGTTACGCCTTTAATAGAAAAGCTACCAGGAATAGTTCCCGAGTCAAGGTTGCAAGCTGGAGATGACACAACAAACATACCTCTTGCTTTTAGATACAACGGCAGTGGAACCTTAAACTTTTTTATAAGAGGTCAATCTGATAATGGTAATTTATACCTAGATTTTTGTGAAGCTAGATTCTTTAAATTTGGAATTAATTCACCAGATGCGTTTTTATTTGTTGATAATTTTGCTGCCCCTAGAGGTGCAACAGTTTACAGCAATACAATAACTTTAAGCGGATTCTCTAATGGTGTTGCAGAATTAGTAAATCCTACAAGCACTGGTGCAGAGTTCAGTGTAAATGGTGGGGGTTTTTCAAATGCAGCAAGACAGGTAAACAATGGAGATACAATACAGCTAAGTGTCCAAACAGGTTTCTTTCCTTTTAATATGTCCAACGCTACGCTAAAGGTTGAAGAAACACAAGATACTTTTACGGTAATGACAGCATAAAATGATACACGAATTTAATTACACATATGAGTTTATAAAATTTTATTCTGACACTGTTTATGGTGTTAAGGTTATTAATGAGGTTCATGTAAATATAACAGCAACACAGGTTGATGACCCTAGCGTAACAGCAACAAAACAAGATTGGGTAAGTTTTAGACCTTATAACAAAGTACAAAAAGTTGCCCATGTAGAGGGAGAAACAATGCTTCCTATAGAAAATGTGACGAATGATATTGCATTACAATGGGCTGTAGATATTTTGTCAACAAAAGAAGAGGCTTTAAATAATATATTTACAGCATTAATATATGGCGAAGATTATGTATTACCGCCTATAGATACGGAAGAATAGCTTTGATACATAGTATAAAAAGTGATATCTTACAAGAAAAATGTTGACACAGGTTGATGTAAGAGTCTACTGGGACTACATCCAGGCGGGGCTTCGGGAAATAGAAAAAGAAGCCAAACCAGATTGGAGACCTGAAGATATTTATACAGCTTTAGTCAACAACATAGCAGAGCTTTATGTAGATCTGGAACAGGAACCTTGTGAAAGTTTCATTATCTTACAAGAAAAGCCTAATATGTTTAAACCAACTAAGTCGTTATTGATTTGGGTGGCATATGATAAGAGAGGCGAAGCAGCCAGTAAATACATGGACTATATAGAGAACATGGCAGAAGAAAGAGGATGCAACAAAGTAGAGTTTTGGACACCTTATGTTGGTTTAGCTAAAGCACTTTCTTATAAAGGATATGAAACTAAACTATTAATAGTGGAGAAAGAATTATAATGTCAGGCGGCGGCGGATCAACAAAAATCAAAGACACAAAAGCACAAAAAGCATTAGCATCAATTGCAGCACAAAGATTTAATCTTTATCAACAGTATTATGTTCCTTTAGAAAATCAATATATGTCAGATGTATTTGCTATGAAAAGCCCAGCAGCTTTTGAAAATGTAGAAGGATTTGTTAATGCTTTACAACAACCAGAATTTCAAGCTGGTAGAAGGCAAATGCAACAAAGGGCTTTCTCTATGGGAGCAGATCCTACAAGTGGACAATATCAAGCAGCCGCATCACAAATGCAACAAGCTCAAGCACAAGGCATGGGTAGAGGAACAGCAGAAGCATTATCAGGACAAGTAGATAGATACTATCAAGGTATGCAAAACATAATAGCTATGGGTCAAGGGCAGGCTGGTCAAGCCATGTCTGGGCTGGGAGATGTTGGTGCTCTGGGCTTAGAAAGATCTAAAGCTATCGCTTCAAGAGATATGAGCTCATATACTTCTGGGCTTGGTGCAATTGGTACAGCAGCTGGATTGGGATATGGTGTTTATAGCACGCAACAATCAGGCGGAGGATCAGACTAATGGCTTTTTATAGTAATAACATGGGAGAACTATTTGGCAGCAACTTCTATGGTAATGACATTTATGGAGAGCCAACAGGATATAATCAAAATTTATATGTCAATCCTTTTAGACAAGGAGATCAATCGGCTCAAGACACATTAGCAGATCTATATGAGGCTGAGTTTCAAGATTACTTAAATAGATTTTTTCCAGTAGAAAAAGATCTTATTGCCCAAATGACAACAGGTTTTGAAGAACTACAACAAGAAGAAATAGGCAGGGCACAGGCAGCAGTAGCAAGACAATATGCTAATGTTAGAGGACAAGAAACAAGAAGACAGGCTGGTTATGGCTTACAGTTAAGACCAGAAACTCAAGGAGACTATCGAAGATCAGAAACATCTGCTTTGGTAGCAGCAAGAAATTTTGCACGAATGAGAGCTGGGGAAAGAAGACAACAAATTCTTTCTGGCGGTCTCGGCAGTGCTATGACACAAAGGAGTGCATTAAGTGGCTAGTGGATTAGGTGGATTAATAGGCGTAGGCAGAAAACAGAAACAACAAGCTTTAGCTGGCTTGACAAAAGCAGCACAATTAGAAACGCAAACAGATATTGCAAATATGCAACTTGAAGCTCAAAAAGAAGCTGCTCAAATGAATGTATTAGGAACAGTTGGCGGTGTTGGTGGTGCATATATGTTAGCTGGCGGAGGCGGAGCAGGTGCCGCAGCAGGAGCGGCAGCTGGAGGAACAGCAGCAGCAGGAGCTGGAGGAGCGGCGGCAGCTGGAGGAACAGCGGCAGCAGCTGGAGGAACAGCGGCAGCAGCAGGTGGGACAGCAGCGGCTGGAGGAGCAGCTGCAAGTACAGGAGCCATGGCAGCATTGGGTGCAGCAGCACCATGGGTACTATTAGCAGTAGCAGGAGGATATCTTCTCAAGAAGATATTTGATTAAACATGAGTTTTTCATCAGGATTTAAAGACGGCTTCAGCTATTACATGATGATGGCTGAGAATGAAAGAAAAAGAAAAGAAGAAGAGAGAATGTCTCAGCTTACAGATGTAAGAATTGAAAGTGAAAGAGCTGATATTGAAACTGAAAAATTACGACAAAAAGATTATCGCCTAAGCATAGAGGGCAGAGAAGAAACAAAAAGACTAAGCACACTAACTCCTGAACAGTTAGAGACCAAGCCACCAGAGTCTTTAACATTTAAAGAGCTAGAACTTATGAATACCTTTAAGGTAAATGCTCTTAATTTAGATACAGCTCAATTACAAAATGATCAAGAAAGGGCTGTATATGATCAAACTATGGGTCAAATAGAGGATGCTAATGATCAAAAATCTGTTACACAGTTAATTAATATTTACAGATTACTGTCAGATGGTGTTGTTAATGAAACAGTTGCAGCAAGTATGCTTGAAGAGCCTTTATATTATTTAAGAGATAATGTTGATTTTACTAAATTTGTTAGTGAAGACTATATGAATGGTTGGGAAAGAATTGCCCCAAAAATTGAAGCAGGAAATTTTGAAGCAATTGTTGAACAAGACTCAGATGTTTTAAGCACAATTTTTCAAGAAAGATTAAATGTTTTTAAAGGCAAAGAGTTTGTTTCTAAAGACGGTAAAAGAGGAACTATAGATAGTGTAGTTTTTTCTGGTGATTTTGATGCCCTTGAAGGCACACCAAATTTATTAGTCGGTGGCAAATTTTTAGTTAAATATGATGGGCAAGATGAGCTGACAGAAGAGATGTCTTATTTGCCAGACAATGCTAGAGCAGCTAAAGAAATTAGACAGGATATAGAAGGCTCAGACGCTAAGGTGGTTTCCGTGGCAGATATTGTAGATAGAGTAGCTGCTGAAAAAGATTTTGCTATGTATGCTGTTAACAACCCAAGCGTCTTTAGAGTATTTAAAGAAGCTTCTAAAGGTATGGTTAATTACAAAGGTGATCAATCATTAATAGAAGCCCAGGTCAAAACTCACTCAACATTTAAAAAAGAAGGCGAAGCTTATATTGGTAATGTTTTTTCGGGTGCTGAAGCCGCTAGAGATCAGGCATTAGGATTAGATACAGATAATGAATTTTATAAATTCTTATATTTAAAAGAAACAGATCTAGCATCAAAATATATTGAAAAAAATGGTGATATTTATCAGTTAAAAGAAGGTGCAACTTTAGATGGTTTTAGAGATGATATGGTAAGCAAATATGCAGACCCAGTAAAAATACAAGCACAGGTAGCTAATCTTTATGCAGAGTATGGAGACTTAGCCAGATTTAGTGATGGCAGAAAACCTTTTTACTTTAATAATGGTGAAGTTTTTAGATTTGATACTTCAAAAGAAAATTTTGACATGAGAATGTCAGAAAGATTAGATAACTATGATTCAATCAAAGATGATGCTGAAGCTGCTTGGCAGAGAGCAGGCTATGCACCAGGAACATGGGAATCTTTAGATGATGAAAAATATTTAGCATTTATGATTTCTTATTTAGATTCAAGGGGTTTGTAGTGTGGCACAAGAATTTGATTTCAATAATCCTCTAGGGCTTGCTGCATTAGATCCATATAAGCTTGATGAAGAGGAAAGAGCTCTCAACGATGGTTTAGTTGATCTTGATAACAAACAAGCAGAAGAATCAAAAAATCAAGAATTACAACCTCAAGAAAAAACTGTAAATGATTTTGATTGGGTCAATCCTCTCAAAGGTGTTGGCTTACCTACAGATATAGAAACTAGAGCCGCAGAGTTTGCCTTAGAAACATTTGTGAAACCAATTATGGCTTATGGATATGAAGCCGATCAAAGATACCCAGATGCTTTTTGGGATACATTTCTTTATACCAAAGATGCAGCTACCACCGTTCCAGGAAATTTAAGAGACAGAGCTGTTCAAATGTGGGAGTCTTTTAAACTACAGTCAGCAGAAGATATGGATAAAAAATTAAAAGGTGAAATCCCATTTGAGATGATAGGACCTGGTGGGACATATATCTCTGATGACTGGGGTCAGGCATACCTTGCTAGAAAATATGAAAAAATGTCCGAAGAAGAAAAGAATGCCGATGAAGCCGAAATGCAAGAGATTCGCAATGAAACTTTAAAAGTTATTGGCGATCTTAATAAAAAAATAAATAAAAGACAAAATGATGCAAATTTAGGCGAATACGGAAAAAGTGTATCTAGTGGTTTAGAATCAATGGCGGTTATTACAACATCTATGGTATTAAACGGCTTAAGCGGGGGAAAATTAACAGCCCCAACAACAGCTGCAACCTTAAGTTATTTTGGTTTACAGACTCAAGCTACAAGTTATGCAGAGGCAAGAAGACAGGGCAAGGGGCATGAACAAGCTTTAGCATATGGAAATATACAAGGTTTATTAGAAGTAGGTACAGAAGCATTGCCAGTATTTAGATATTTAAAACCAAGATCTCCTGATACTGTTAGCAGAATCCTTAAAGAAGGTTTTAAAGATGTAGCAACAGATACAAGTATGGAAGTTTTAAACGGCGTACTGCAAGAAGTAAATACTGCTTTATTTGATTTAGAATCAGATTTAAGGACGGCATACGATAATAGAAATAATCCGTTGTATGAGGGACCAACAATGGTTCAAGTATTACAAGATGTTGCTGGTCACTCTTTCTTGTCCGCATTAATAGCTTCAGGGTCAATCACATCAGTAAGATCTACTGGACAAGTTATGTATTCGCCAGAAGTTGCCAACTTTATTAAAGAAAATAAAGACGATCCAATGCTAGATGAATTTGTCAATAATTTTAATACTTTAGTAAATAACTCAAGTTTAAATTATGAAGCCATAGATAAAGCTGTTGTCCAGATGTTTGACCCTAATTACAGCTCAGGTGTAACCAGTGAAGAGTTGTTAGCAGATTCATTTTTAAATACTAATTTTATAAGACTGCAAGATCCTGTACAGGGAGACATTGTTGTTGAAAAAGCAGAAGGAATAATAAACAAGGTTAATGAAAAATTCCCAGAAAAGTTTAAAGATTTTTCATTTATAGATCCAATGTCTAAAGAAACAAAACAAGTCAAAACTTTTTTATCTGGTGAAGAAATATATTTTGGCAGTAAATATTATGATCAAACAACTGCTGAACATTCTTTACAGGAAGCTTCGCTGCCAGCAGATAATTTAATTAGAAATGATACATATCAACAAGATGAAATCGACATTGTTAGGAATAGAATTATTTATCCTAGAAGATTTCATGAGGGAACATTAAAAAACATTCCTGAATTTGGTCAGTTGCCACAAGAAGTTTATAGACAAAGATTGGGCAACACCAGAGATCTAACATTTGATGAAAGCAATAATTTGTCTAAGGCAACTATAGATTTATTAAATTTAGATATGCCAATCGACATATTTACCGATCTTCGTTACATAGGTGTAGAGTCTGTAGACCCTAGGGAAGGCTTAAAAAGCCATGGTGCTTATGAGCCAATGACTCAATCCATATCTTTAAATCCTTATATTGGTTTAAAAACAGCTGAATATGAAAATCAAATAGGTGCAAAAACGCAGCTAAGACATACTTTTGCTCATGAGCTAGCACATCACATAGATTATGGCATTGGTAGGGATGTAAAATCTAGTTATCAAATTTATTCACCAGCATCTATTTCTTCGCCTTTATTTAATATTCCTAATCTTAACAATATAGATATGGTACAAGATGGATCCACATTATTAGAAATCACTGATCCTGATGGCGGTGCTGTAATGATGGAGGCTCTTAACATTCACATTAACAACCCACAAGGATATCATGATGGTGCCATGCTTAAGTATCCACTAAGTCAATTAATGTCATATCACAACATGAATGCTTTGACAGAGAGTATGTTAGATATGGTAAAAGCAGAGACATTCGCACAAATGTATTCTTTATATTATACTAATAGAGATTTCTTGAGAGCTAATGCTCCCGAGACATTCGCACTTATTGAGAGATTAAACGATGCAATATCAGTTGACAGCCTTAGAGAAAAAAATGCAAGAGTATTACAAGCTTTTCGGTCATCCCGTGCCCCTAGAAGCCTTGAAATACCTCCCAGAAGAGCAGTTGATGAAACTCCTGGACGACTCACTGAGGAACAACAGCCCTCAGGCAGACTGGAAGCTGAGACCCCAGCAGCAGACAGGGACCGTATTCGATCTGAGCTACCAAGACTAAACAATACTTCTTTATTAGATTTTATTAAACAAAACCCAGATGGGTTTACTGTAGACCCAGAAACCTTAGAATCACCATCAAGCGGTTTTGCTGTTGCCCCAGTTAAAGCTTTAGAGCTTATAGTTGATCAAAATCAAATAGATGAAGATGTTATAAGACAATATGCTAAAAACATTAAAAACTTAGCAGATGCTATGGATAGACCAGTTTTTGCAGGTGGCTGGTTAAATTCTGAAAACAACAAATATTATTTGGATGCAACGGTATTGTTTGATACTATAGAAGATGCATTATATACTGCTGAGGCAGCGAACCAAGAAGCTGTCTTTGATTTAGGAACATTTAATGAAACAAGAACAAAAGAGGGAATTGAAGAGCTCAAACAAACTGACAGGTATTCAAGTCAAGCCAGGGATGAGCGAGCAGCAAATATACGACAACTTGGTGAAATATTTCAACAGACAAGGCTTGAGTCTCAAAGGATCGAAAAAAGGGTCCAACAGCCAGTAGATCTAGCTGACACAATAACCCCAACCGATATAGGTGCAATGCTTACAAAAGGAGATTCATCCTTTTTATTTAGACAATATTCAAACATTCAAGAACTTGCAGTCGATAAGTTAGACAGACTAAAAGGTTTTATGGAAAAATTAAAACCTTATCTTCCAGAAGGAATGAAAGATCTTGATATCATAAGATCTACAGACACTTTTTATGGCAAAGTAAAAACCAAACTAGATGATGCTGTTCAAGAGGTTGATGGTTTATTAAAACATTTAAAAGCTTCAAAGATTAAAGAAGATCAATTTAATTCTTTTTTAAAAAATTTACACGCCCCAGAAAGAAACAAAGCAATTAACGCAAAATATGAAAAAGAATTACCAGCTTTAAAACAAAAATTAAAAGAAGAAAAAGATCCTAAAAAAATACCCCCATTAAAAGGACAGATAACCAAAAGAGAAAATGTTTTGAAAAAATATCAAGACAGTGGTTCAGGTATTAAAACTGATGTTGCAATCGCCAATTTAAGAGAAATGGGTATTGAATATAATGTAGCATCTGATGTTGTTAAACCTCTTAATGATATGGGAAAAAATCTTTTAAAAGGTTTTGATATGCTCAATGAGTATCAAAATAAAACCAGGCAGGCATACATTGAAAATGATTTAGTTAGCGAGGAAACAGTAGCAGACTGGAGTGCTAACTATCAGTATTATGTTCCTTTAGTTGGTTTTGCGGTAGATACTATTGATGGCAATAAGCCAGAACCAAGCGGGGGAGGTAGATCATTATACGGGGCAATAATTCCAGAAGCTAAAGGTAGAAAGTCTGAAGCAGGCAATCCATTAGAACAAGCAATACTTAGAAGATCTGAAGCAGCTGTGCTCGGGGAAAGAAATGAAATTAATAAAGAACTTGCAGCACTAATAAGACAATTCCCAGCTAAGAATATATGGGATGTTAAAGGAGCACAAAAGTTTCAAAAACCAAACAAGTGGGATGGTGAACAATCTTTAATACCTTTTAAAGAAGAAGGTAAAACTAAATTTTTAGTTATTAGAGATGAAAGGCTTGCTAGAGGATTAGATGAATTTGGCAATCAAACTATGAATCCATTTATTAGAATGATGCGTGGCATAACTAGCACCTTGTCTGCTTTATATACATCATACTCTCCAGAGTTTGTTGTAACCAACTTTACCAGAGACTATCAAACAGGTTACTTTAATCTACTAGCAGAAAAAGAAATTGCAGGCGGTAGAGCTCTTGGCAAACAACTAAAAGGTGCTTTAAATCCTGGTGCTATGGTTAAAACATTAAGAGAGCTTAGACATGGTTATGTTACAGATAAATTAAAATCCAGAGATCCAGAAGCATATAAATATTTTAGAGCATTTTTAGAAAATGGCGGGCAAACTGGATATGTAAATGCTAGAGATGTGGACCAAATTCAAGCAGAAATGTTAAGGCTTTCAAAAGCTCATGATGGTTTTCCTCTTAACCCAATAAGAACTTTTAATTCTGTTGGAAAGTTTGTTGAGAGTGTTAACAATGTTGCAGAAAATGCTTCAAGGTTTGCAGTCTTTAAATCTTTTGTTAAGGAAGCAGGTGGCATTGATAAAGCAAGCAAAACAGACATAGCTAATGCAGCCAATTTAGCTAAAAATTTAACAATAAACTTTAACAGATCTGGAAGGTTGGGACCTTATGTAAATGCTTTTTATGTTTTTGCAAATGCAGCAGTGCAGGGTAATGTTAATTTCTTTAGGGGCATGGTTCCATTTAAGTTTGATGCTAATGGGAACATCCAATATCAACCTATATCAAAAGCCAAAAAATATGTTATGGCTGGCGGCATAGGTTTTGGCGGGCTGGTAGCACTTTATAACACCCTGGTTTCGGGGGAAGATGAAGATGGAAAATTATTTATAGATAAAATTCCGCAACATGAACAAGAAAGAAATTTAATAATTATGATCCCTGGTGTAAAAAGATCTAGAGGAACACCTATATATAACAGAGAAACAAGACAATACGAAGTCAATGGTAAGCCTGTAGCATTTACCATTCCATTACCTTATGGCTATAACATATTTTTTAATATGGGAAGAATGGGTATGGAAACCGCTACTACTGATATAGCTGGGTATGAAAGAAGATCTCCTGTAGAGTTTGCTAAAGATATTAGCGGTATAGCGGCTGGAGCTTTTTCACCAGTAGGGGTTGCTTATGATAAAGAAGGAATAGATCTTGGTAAAACTGCTGTGCCATCATTTATAAAACCAGTATTTGATGTTTATATAAATGAAAAATGGACAGGTGCACCTGTGTATAAAGAACAATATTATGGTAGTAAATTACCAATATCATCGACTAAACTAAAAAATACAGAAGAGTTTTATAGAGAATTTACCCAGATGTTAAACCAGGTTGATATTCCTGTTCTTGGGATTGAGGGTGGTGGAGAAGCAGATCCTGGATCAATCAATGTAAGTCCAGATGTAATTAAATATCTTTTACAATCATATCTTGGTGGTATGTACACAACAGCTGAAAGATCTTACAACGGCATAGAAAAAGCTATAGACATATCACAAGGCATCAACAGAGATGTTACTCTTAATGAAATACCATTCGGTAGAATATTTACAGCTGAACCAGAAAATTATACAGATGCATTAGAGTTTTATAGATATAAAGAGTTTTTAAGAGGAACTCCAAACCAGCCAAATAAAGGATTGGTTACAAGTTATAAATCTTATGTTGATCAAGGCGATAAAGAGGCTTTAGAAAGTTTTATTCAAAGAAGAGATTTTAAAGATGAATATCTTGCTTTAGATAAATCTTTGGCTAAATTTGAAACAAAACTTACAAAATTAAACCAAAAAGAAAGATTAGCAGAAAAATTAAAAGAAACTGATAGGCTTAGATATTTTAATATCATCAATGAAATAGAAACTGAAAGAAATAAACTTCATCAAGAATTTAATAAAATCGCAAGACCAATTATTGGAAGGCAGTAAATCGCAGAGCCGATAATACATATTATGCGAGGGAATATGAAATTAGATACCGACTCTGCTAGAAGGTTTTCAAGCCTAAGATATCAGAGTATTACTTGTCTCACAAGCATCGTTTAAATAATCTTTTGATAGGTGTGCATACCTATTAACTATATTGAAATCGGACCACCCACCAAGATGTTGTAGTGTATGTAAGGGGGTTCCATTCTCTACATGATGGGTAGCCCAGGTGTGTCTAATATCATGCCATCTAAATCCTTTTAGACCAGCTTTGTTTAATGCGTTATACCAGCCCGTATTTGACGCTCTGCTGAGTTTTCTGCCAGCATAGGTGAAAACATAAGGGCTTTCTTTTTTAATTGATTCTAGAAGCTCTCTGCACTTCTTATTTAATGGTACACATAAACTCTTACCGTTTTTAGTTTCAGTTCCATCAATTGCAATTTGATTTTCTTTTATATCATCCCATTTTAAATTAAAGCAGTTGGACATCCTAACGCCTGTAAGGAGAGAAAAGACAAAAGGTTTCTTCAAGTGCGGGGGAAGTGCACTATGAAGCTTCTTTATGTCTTCAAGAGTAAAATATTTTAATCTTTTAGGGGAATCTTTTACTCTTTTAATGATGGGTTTGGAGTCCAACCACCCTAACTCTTCATATGCATACATAAGTATGGCACGGAAGTAGTTTAAATATCTGTTGACTGTTCCTGGTGCTCCTTGAATACCAGATCTAGCAGCAGCTATTTGTTCTTTAGTAATAGTTTTAATATCTACATCAGCAAACAAAGGTTCAAAGTATTTCCTATGGGTAAAGTCATTCTTACCCATTTTATTGAACCTATAATATTCTTTTATTGCGTCAGTAAATGTATTCATCTTCTAAATAGTTTTTTAATATCTTTGCTTAAGTTATCTAACATCTTTAATAAATTATTTAAATCATCTCTAGTTTCTTGGCAGCCTACAAATGTAGAGCTAGTAGCCCAATAAGCAAACAAATAAACTATGAGCCCAAAGACCACAGCCATAACAAAAATAAAAAATAGAATGCTTAAAATAAAATCCAACATTATAAACTCCCTGAATCTCTTACTATTTTGCTGTCAGTTATAACTAGCAATAAGTTTTCAATCTTTACATTAAAGGGTCTAGCAAGATCAGCTTTCTCTTGCAGAGTTAAATCTTCTCTAGCATAGATCTCACTTACTCTTTCCTCGCAATGAGTTTTTAAATTTCCGATATCTTCAACAGTAATATCAATCGTCATCTTTTTTCTCCCATATCAGTGGTAAGCTTTTACCTTGTCGTTTTTCTTCAGCTATATGTAAACCCATATAAGTTAAGAAAGCCATTACGACTAAAATAAAAATACCAAACATACAATTTATCATGTAAACATTATAAACATAGATTACACATTATTGTCAATAATATATTTCTTAAATAGATCTATGGGTATCAAGCAAGCCTTTTTAGTTTGATCGTCACCATCGCCCAATATGTCTTTAACATGAATGTTATTTAACAAAATACACTCTAATATTCTTTTGGGTTCTATCCATAGATTTTCTCTCCCCGTGTGAATGATCCAGTAATCTGCCTGTGTTGTTAATAAAGCTGACGGTTTATCAAACATATGAAGTTCAATAATAATGTTGCCAGTTTCTTGGCTTTTATAATCAACTTTAACCTCTATCTTGAGATCTTTTTCAGGAATGAAAATATCGTAAGGTTTAAACTTACCTGGGACCAATACAGCAGTTGGATATTTTTTGCGTATTGTCTGTAGGATCTTTTGTTCTAACTCTTGTCCAGTTAGAAGATCTTTTTGAAATGCTCTACTCGAACTTCTCTTTAATTTCTGAATAGTCATTTTCAGACATTATTGATTTGATAGCTATGTCGTTAAACTTATGCTCAGATGTAGCAATCTTATTCAATAACTCTATGCATTTGTGATCTTGTTTATACATCTCACCTTGACACACTGCAACTTGGATAATTCTTTTAAGTGCATCGCCAACAGTTAGATTGTCTATGCTTTTCAATTTTTGTAATTCCCTCCATCTCTCTTCTTGCGAAGCGATCTGCCGTATCTTAAAACCTTCTGCGGCATTTCTAATATTAATTATTTTTCTTTTAATTTCTGGGAGCTGATGCCATTGGCGGATTTCATCTTCATGTCTTCCACAAGTTTTACATCTAGTGTCCCCAAGAGTAGTGGAACAGACTCCACCGTTGCAAGGTGTCCCTGAGAGGGAGCCCTCCCCTAGAACAGATGAGAGCCTCTCAGAACCTGAGAGACTCTTGTCTAAGTTTGCATTCATTTGCCTTCTTTAGAAGAATCATCCTCATTAGTATTCTTTGTATCTGATTCTACCGCATCTTCAGCCTGTTGTACAACTGTGTACTTCTTAGGCAGTTTATCAGTCAATTGACTTTGGTCTACCTGATTACCCAATTGCACAAGCCTTACGATTTCTGTTAATAAAGGCATAATGCTATTTGAATGAAAGTTAAGAACATTCAAACGGTTTACTGCTTCTTTGGATAAGCTTTCAACTTCATATTCTCTAGCTTCTCCATCGACATTTAAGGTGATAGTTTTTAAAGCCTCATCACCACCAGGCGTTACTATTTTTCCCATATTAGCTCCTTAAAATGGAATATCATCTTCACCAACTGGAGCTGGGGTTGGGGCATAACCACCATCACCACCGCCAGTTTTAGGGTTTACACTAAATGTCATAGCTGGTGCAGCTGCTTTAGCTCCTGGTTTTCTTAACCAACCATTAAGCCAAAAGTCTTTACCATCAACATTTATACTTCCAGTAAAGTCAGGATGAGTTTCCTTCTCCTTTCTTTCGTTTTTCCAAATAGATCCTCTATTTGTATTATCAAATTCAGCCATTATTTTACTCCTTATTAGCCCAGTCTTCTAGAATCTTATTTACCATGTAGGCAACCTTACGATCAAAAAATCTATGTCCTTTGACCTTACTAACTTTTACAAGCTTGTCGTAAGTAGATTTGTCGATTCTTGAACTAATTGATTTTTTAGCATTAGATTTTTCTAATATCATTTTTTAGTCCTCCAGTAATTTGGTATAGATTCTAGTATCCCCTTCTGACCTATAGCCTTCCATAATGTCATAAGGAATATTTTGATCTTTTACCAGTCTGGCGTAGTTAATACGACCTCTAGCTTGTGTCATGTGACATTTCACTCTTGAGGTACTAAATGCTCCTCCGTGCTTTTTAACAGCTTCGGCTGAAAGTTCTTTCTTCCTTTTATCAAGCAAGGCTTTCCTTTCATTAAGCTCATTTAGTTCGGTTAATATATCTGCAAGTTGAGATGTCTGATCATCTTCATCTACAGATTTATAATTGACTCCAGGTTCTTCTTTGTCTTCAGACCAAGATGCAATATTTTTAGGATCCTTGGATGCTTCTGCATACCAATCCATAAATTCTTTAGCTTTAGGTATATAAACCTCAGCCCATCTTGGATCTCTTTCAACCCATTCTTGGTAATGTGCATTTTCATACCATTGAAAGAACAACATCTCATCTATATCCATACACGCCATACCTAGTTGCATTTGATGCCAATAGTTTCTTTTTTGTTCTTTGACATTTTGTACTGGTTTGGTTTGTGGACACTTAATCTCTACCGCTGAGACTTTACCGTTTCTGCCAGAAACAATAACGCCATCAGGTGACATACCAAGCCAACTGTGTTCAGGATGCACAACAAAAGAAGGCTGAGTTATTTTATAACCCATTTCTTTTAATTTTTGTAAGGCAATTGGTTCGTGATCCTTACCATAAGTTATGGCAAACATAGCTCTTTGATCAAAAGGGTCCTGTGGTAAATTGTGAGCCTCTCTATACATATCTCTGCCCAAAGCTTGCCATTGATCTCCTTTTGCCCAAGCACACTCTCTAACAGCTCTAGGAAGCCTAGTACCTGTTATTCTATTTTTTCTCTGATCGTGCCATTCAGGTGTTCCTTGCTTTATCATTTTGGAAATGCCTTTGTATATTCAAGAATTAATTTTTTTTGTATTTCTTCATCACCAGATAAATCAGCTACTTTTTTATAATTAAGATAAACTTCTTTTGCAGAAGCTACATCTTGGCATTTAGCTAAGTCTTTTTTAAAGTCATCAATTATTGAAACTTCTTCAGATCCATTCTCAGCTGGTGCATCTTTATCAATGCCCTCAAGTTCAGGCTCTACTACGCCCTCAAAAGGAACGCAAAATGTTTCAAGCAATGAATTACGATAAGCAAAAGATCTAGCAGACTCTAAATCTTTTCCTTGTTGTGATTTGCTATGACCCACATAAGATCTATCAACATAAGACCCATCCTCAGTAGAAATAAATCTTAAGGTACCAACAACCCTAGTAAGTGTTGATCTGCCGTCTTCTAAAAACTTTGTGGATACTTTTAGATCTGGTTGGACCACAGTCAATATATTGTTGTCGTGCAAAGGTTTAGAAAAAGCCTGGATGATTTGATCTATACCTCTGTACTTATATTTTTGAAATGTATTAACTCCCTCTTTAGCAATTGGGTTTTGATACATATAGTTTTGCACATTTCTAAGTGCTTCATATATTTTTAGATTACTCATAAAAACCTCCTGCATGAATTGTAATCTTTTTATTATTTTAAAACAATACTTTACAATAATTATTATTTGAAGTTAATATACGCAAGTGAGGGAAATAAATGTCACTTGAATACATAACAAAAGTTCTGCGGGTTGAGGTAAATTCAACACAAAAATTATTGCTTATTGTTCTTGCTAACTATTCAGATGAGTTTGGTTGTTCTTATCCCTCCCATAAAAAGTTAACTGAGCTTACTGGTCTTTCCCTCACAGCTATCAAAGACAATCTTAAAAAGTTAAGAGACATGGGTTATATAGAGTGGGAGCAAAGAAAAAATACAAGCAATTATTACAAAATATTAGGGGGGTCGGCAGACGGCTATGGGGGGTCGGCAGGTGGCTACAATACTAAAGCTTATACTAAAGATGAATTTATATTAGATATAGATTTGATTAATGAGATTTATAAAAAGAAATGTGATCAATCATTTTATGCTCATACCAGTAATGCACACAAATACACTACCCCACATAAAAAATTAAAAGAAATAGCTAAATCTAAAAAAGGTTATATCTCGCCGAAAACGGGGAAAAAAATAGATTTTACATCAATAGAATTTTGGGAAGCATATTTTGATATAGCAAACTCTGAAGGTCATAAGAAATGGATAAGGTCTTTTTGGGATGGCAGACCTACACTTGGAACAATGTTAGGTATTAATCAATTTGACGCAATCATTGAGAGGAGACATGGATAAAGAAATATATGAATTAGAGGCTAATATTTTGGGAGCCATGATACTTGATCATAAGAGATTTAAGAAAGCTCAAGATGAAGGTTTGCTCCCAGAAGACTTTGAAACTTATTCCTACAGAAAAGCTTATGAGGTCATGTTAGATACACAAGCCTCTGACATAGTCACTATAAGAAACAAAATAGAAGATGATTTTACTTTCAATGAAATAAGAGAAGCAGCAGGTTATTGTATTAGTCCAGCAGGATTTGCTCATTGGATTAAAGCTATGCATGAAAAGACTGCAAACAATAAACTTTTAAAACTTGCAGCAGAAATACCAGACATTGTTAAGACAGATGATCCTATTGATAAAAAGGTTGATCAAGTCAATCAATTAATTATCAACAATAAAGTCACAAAAAATACAGGATCACCAGTAGAGGTAAAAGATGTTTTGCAAAAAGTAAAAGATGAACTTAAGAATACAGATCTTTTATCACAGAGTTTAATTAAAACAGGATTCCAAAATATAGATCAAAGGATAAAGGGTTTTAAAGATGGTGATCTAATTATTGTTGCTGGAAGACCAGGGATGGGTAAAACCACATGGGCATTGAACATAGCTACAAATAATATTCTTGCTGGTAAGACTGTTTTAGTTTTTTCTCTAGAAATGACTAACGAACAATTGATTAAAAAGATTATTAGCTCTGAGTCTGATTTAGGTATGGACAAGCTATTAACAGGAAATTTAACCGCAGATCAATGGGATAAGTTTAATACTATTGAACAAAGACTTTCAGAGACTAATTTATATGTTTACGATAAGTCACCTATAACAATAGAAACTTTAATAAATAAAACTAAAGCGATACAAGCAATTAAAAATATAGATCTAATTGTTGTTGACTACTTACAGTTGCTTATGACTTCAAATAAAGCACCAAGCAATTCAGATAGTAGAGCGGCATCTATGACCTATATTTCCAATCTTCTGAAGGGGCTGGCTAAAGATGTAGGCTGTCCGTTAATCTCGTTGTCTCAATTAAATCGGGGTGTGGAGGCGAGAACGGATAAGCGACCAGTCCTTTCAGATCTTAGGGATTCAGGATCTATAGAACAGGATGCTGATATGGTTATAATGTTATATAGGCAAGAATATTATGACTCATTAGATACTAGCCTTGCCGAAGTAATAATTAGAAAGAACCGCTTAGGTGAAACTGGAGAATTTGAACTTGCTTTCGATGGAGCTAGATCAAAGTTTTTAGATCCTGAAGAGGTGGCTTTCGGGGAAAGAAAAAAACAGAGGACAGAATATGGACCAATCTGAAAACTTTCATCAACAGTTAAGAGATATCATACCTAACATATCAGAAGCTAGGGTTGATGTTCTTAAATCAGAAGTAAATCTCAAAAGAGTATTCTGGATCGAGCTATGTAAAGCTAAGGAGGATGGGGAGCGTAGTTACAATGCCCAGAAATCCAAGGCTGAAGCATCAGATCCTTACTACGAAGCATCATTGTTAGTAGCTAAGGCAAAAGCCAGACTTGACGCATTACAGACAGAGAAAGCTGCTGTAGATATGCAGTTCGAGGAATGGAGAACTAAACAAGCCAACTATAGATTAGAGAGGAGTAGATATGGAGCGTGAAACTTTTGAAGACTTTTGTAGTCGTATGCATCAAGAACATATGTATAGCAGACCAAGAAATAGTAATTACACAGAATTTGGAAAGCCTTATAATGAATATGTTCTAAGTAATTTAAACTTTTTGTATAACGAATATGAAAGGCAGAAACCCAAACAAACAGGAAAAACTGTGGATGAGCTCAATCGTGCAGCTAGGCTGCATAGTATGTAGAGTCCACTATGATTGTGATAGTCCAGCTGAAGTCCATCACATAGATGGTAAGACCAAGCCAGACGCACATTTAAAAACAATACCTCTATGTTTTAGACATCATAGAGAAGGTGTAAATAGCGAGCTTTATGTATCCAGGCATCCTTTCAAACATGAGTTTGAGGAACGCTACGGGACAGAAGAAAGCTTATTACAGAAGGTTAAAGAATTAATATGAAAGATAATATAAATCCAGATCACTACAAAGCGGGTGAAATAGAATGCATTGATGCACTAGAGACAGTTGCATCTCTTAATCCACATTCAAAAGAAGTTGTATCACAATGCAACTCTATTAAGTATTTATGGCGATACCATGCTAAACATAAAGATGAGCTTGAAGATCTTTACAAAGCTCAATGGTACCTCAATAGATTAATTGAGAAGGTTAAGCAAAGAATGCATGAAACACACTGACAAATTCGGTCAAGTTGATGCTCTTGCCTATGCCTATAATATTGGCTTGTTAAAGTCTCATAAAGAACGCCTAGATTACATATCAGACATAGATGAAAAGTGGTTTGATTTAGTGTATCTTTTATCTATGCAGATGGGGATTCCACAAACCATCGCCAGCTTGCCGACTCGGGAAGAAAGAAAAAAGGCATGGGAGGAATTACCAGAACATAATAGAACTATGAAAGGCATGAAAGACATGGTTTATCATAGAGTAGTTAGAATATTTAAGGATAAAAATGGCAAAAGGCGTGAACCACTACAAACAGGATGGAACTTTACATAAAGGCGGATACCATAAAATGCCAGACGGATCTTTACACTCTGGTGTAAGGCATTCAGCATCTAGCGTTAAGTTATTCCATTATGGAGATCTATCACAAAAGGCAAAGGCTAAAGCTAAAAAATCTTGGAGGAAAAAATAATGGGTTATGGTAAAAAAGGTATGGGTTACGGAAAGCCTAAAAAAAAGAAAACTAAAAAAGGGAAGAAGAAGTAATGCCCTTTAAAAAGTATTCACCAAAACAAAAGAAATTAGCTAGAGTCGCACCGCCTAGAAATAAAATTACAGGTGCTGACTTTAAAAGACTCAGGAAAAAAAGTGGTAAGAAAAAGTAAAAAGACCACAAAGAAAAAGTCCACAGTAAACGCAGCAGGTAATTATACTAAACCAGCTATGCGTAAACGCTTGTTTAATCAAATTAAAGCAGGTACAAAAGGTGGTAGAGCAGGTCAATGGTCTGCAAGAAAGGCACAAATGCTAGCAGTAGCCTATAAAAAAGCTGGCGGAGGATATAGATAATGTATTTCGGTATAGATCAATTAAAAAAATGGTGGCTTGGTTTTTGGAACTGGCTTAAAAAATGCGTTGTAGGATTTTGGAACTGGCTCAAAGATGGTTGGAAAGTAGCAAAGTTATTTTGGGTCAAGGAAGGTAAACCAGCAAAACCTGTTAAAAAAGTAAGACGCAGAAGAAAACCAAGAAACATTAATAAAAATTATAAATAAGTATAAATATTTTAAATAATGGCATTAAAAAAATCTCAAAAATCCCTTAAAATGTGGGGCAAGCAAAAGTGGAGAACTTCTGACGGCAAGCCTAGTCGGGGAAAAAAGAGATACCTACCAGATAAAGCATGGAAAGCCTTAACAAAGGCAGAGAAAGCAGCTACCAATAGAGCTAAAGCTAAAGGTAATAAAGCTGGTAAGCAATTCGTTAAACAACCTAAAAAGATTGCAAGAAAAACCGCAAGGTACAGGAGGAAGTAATGGCAACAGTTAAAGACACAAAAAGAGTCTCTGGTGGCGTTATGTATCGTGGCAAGAAGTATCCAGGATTTAATAAACCAAGAAGAAATACAGGATCAAGCAAGCACAAAATGGAAGTGCTAGCTAAAAAAGGTAATGAAATTAAAGTTGTCAGATTTGGGCATAAAGATTATGGGCATAATTATTCTAGTAAAGCTAGGAAGTCTTATCTTGCACGATCCGCTGGAATCAAAAACAAATCAGGGGGGCTTACTAAGAATGATAAATTCTCTGCGAACTACTGGGCTAGGAGGAAGCTCTGGGCAGGTTCGGGGGGAAGTAAAAAATCTCCTCCAAAGAAATGAAGATCTTTTATGGGGAGTTGGTCAAAGACCAGTTAGAGCCTCAACAATTCATCATCATAGCACCAGACTCTGAAGAGGCAGAAGATGCCTTGCACCGTATAGGCATTGATGTCATAGGTGAATTAAATGAAGTTTTCGTTTATGATAGTAATGACAGAGTGACACTACATTGATGAATGATTTTATATACAGAGAAACAGTTAATTCAAGCATATAGAGATTATGTTTCTAAATTAAAGTCTGCTTCAAAAGTCACTATCCCCACCCTTAAACAATTTAGAAAAATATTCGAGGAATATTGGGAAGATTATTATGAGCAAAAAGGCAGAACTGATACTTAGATTTAAGGAAAGAGGTTTTGATAGGGTAAGTTTAAGATGGGTCCCTAAAAACCCATACGGTAAAAAACATAAAGTTAGTGGCTGGATTTATAAACTTGATGGGGATCTTGAGTGGTCTAAGTTAGGGAACAATTTTGAAGATGCTTATAGGGAAATAGATCTAATATAGATTTACTATTGTTTCTGATACAGCAGCTATAGCAAGCATAGCTTTTTTGATGTCGTCTTGATTAAGATCTTGTGGATATCCTTCCAATAGATTTGGATCTTGATATGTTTTCTCTTCTTTGTTTTTGAGCTCTCTGGCTACTTTTATTATTGCTTCTTTAACTAACATCGGAACTTTCCATATTACCAAAAAGAAAAATTAAAAACAGTCTTGACATTTAAAAAAAATAAAAAAAAGCGGAGTAAAAACCCCGCTCTTAATTGTTTTATTTGTATTAACTTTTTCTTTTGTATTCCTCCTCATAAGTTGTAAATCTTCTCTTACATTCCAAACATTCTCGTCTGCGTTTTACTACTGAGCCATCAACAAATTTACGCACATCAACGACTCTAGATCTGCCTTCACAATCTTTACAAGTCACCTTCAAGATCCTCCATAAAATCTGGCTCATCCATCCAAAGCTGATCAATTCTGTCATTGTCTATAACAAATTTTTTCAGCTGGACTTCTCTGCCGTAGCCGTCAGTTATTAACGATCCTTTCTCATCAATGGTTTTGATAATTCCTGAATCTATAAAGGTGTTGACATAGTATCTCCCAAAGGACCCTTCCATTTGCAGGAAGAGTCCAGAGTTGAAAACTTCTAAAGCTTTTTCATAAATGCTATTCATTATGCCCACCTTGCAATATATTCAACAAGAGTCTTGATACTCCAACCGCATCCCATTGTCCAGCCTTCATTATAAGCTTCATATTTATCTGGCTCACAGAGGTATAAATTAATACCCCTCGCTACTCCTTGGTTAAGTGATTTAGCATCACCATTAAAGGTTTCTTCACCGTCAAAATAATCCCAGAGAAGTTCATCCCAGCTATCAGCTTCAGCTAAATATTTGTGAGCAGTTAAAAAGTCGTTACGCAAATTTTCTGAATTAAATTCATTCATGATTGCACCCCCTTGAGTGCTACATTGTCTACCTTGGCTAATCTCTCAGCTCTCTCAGACGCTGGTAGCTCGTCCCAATCGGGGGGAAAAGAAATACCCTCAACATTCTGATAAAAACGCTTTCTGTACTTCACAGAAGCTTCTTGATCACCTTGACATAGTAGATCAAACATAGCAGATACCATGCCTACAGTTTTCATAGGATTAGAAGGATCAGAAGTATCTAGAACCCCGTAAGGCTCTAGATATTCTTTAGCTACTTTCTCAAAGTCACCAGAAGGTAACCTTGCATCCTTAGGCTGACCAATCCAGTTAAGGTGTTTGCCTGTTGTAGTACCCCAGCAATTCTCAATGGATACTAACTGATAGTTAGGAACCTTGAAGGCTACTAGAGTTTCGTAAGAAAAGTACAGCTCTACGCCGTCTTTACTGTATAGATCACAATGACCCTTACGCAGCTGGTAAGATCTATTACCCTCACCGTAAGTATCTCTGTGCATATCGCTTAGGTTAAAATTAGATTTCTTCATGATGAAACCCCCAAGCCTAAAGCGATAGCCATTAGCATTACAACTGAACCAAATAAAGCGATCCAGATATTAAGTTGCTTTTCATTTTTCATATTCCCTCCTAGGAATTTTGTTTGAGCTTCATTGCTCGCACTAGACCCCCGAAGGGGTTTCGTCTCATTAAGACTCGTCAGTAGTGCTATTGAACCTCCTCTTGTCTCTGAGCTTGCCAATCATGACAAACAGCGGAATGAATACCAATCCAATTATGCAGCCAAGAGCGGTGCCGAAGGCTAGATCCCAAGACCCAGTACCAGCACCACCCATGAAGTCTGACACAGCGTTACCTATGCCAGCTCCAAAGACTACCCCTAAACCTTTTTGAAATTGCTTAGGCAGATACTTCTCGACTTCGTAGCCTGTCATAGCTCCGAAGATCATGACAGCGTTATCAACGATTCCAAATACGATATATTCAAACATTACGCACCCCCAAAAGTTAGTGAAAATTTACCTTCGCCAAAGTCAGCCCAGCTATACAGATTAACTTTAAGCAACCTGCCATCTAGTTTGCTAAATCTTTCTATTGCATCTCTAGCAACTTTCTTAGCTTGCTTTTTTGTAAGAGGCACGGAAGCGTATAAAGTATCTGGATAGTATTTGTTATCCTTCAGGCTTTCCTCTGTGTAGCTATCACAGGAGCATGAAAAATTAATGTGAACACATTTCTGCATTCTAATAATTTTGTCTAGTTCCTTTGGTGTGACATAAATGCTGCCGCTTTTGGTTTCGACTAATTCCTCTGGATTATCTCCATAACCCTTAGGCTCCATACGCTCTGTAATTGCGTCTTCTATTCTTCGTTTTAATGCTTTCATATTCCCTCCTTTTTGTGTGTGTATGTAAACATTGATTCCAATATTAATGCTATACGATATATAGTGTCAAGCATTTTGTGTAATATTTTTTTTAATGCAGTAGATATATTCTTCTAGATGCTATATCTTTAGGGCATTACATAGAGATTAATTGTATGGAGCTACAAGCATTAGAAATGAGACTTGAGAACCTTGAAAAGAAAATGTCCGAGGTTCATGAGTTAACCTCAATACTTCCTAGACTGGAAGAGCGTATGATCGCTCAGAAAGATGATCTACAAGATCATGAATTTAGATTGAGAACCCTTGAACAAAATCAACAGAAGGGAAATGTTTATATTGGCTGGGTGGAGCGTTTCGCTTGGGCAGTGATCGTAGTTATTGCTGGCAGCTCATTAGTTTTATAAATTATGTTTTTCAAAGACAAAGAACCCGAAGCAATCCTAGAAAGATTTGCTTATTTACCAGAAGCCACCCTTGGCAAATTAACCGTTAAAGATCATGTATTTTGGATCGCTGAACGCCCTTGGCGGGGAAATAAAAAAGAGGTCAGCTGCATTCCAAATGGTGTATATACTTGCAAGGCATACACAAGCAAAAGATTTGGAGAAACCTTTGAAGTTACAGAGGTACCAAACAGAACCTATATCCTATTTCATGTAGGAAACTTCCCCGAGAAAGATAGTCATGGATGTCTGCTAGTAGGATCATCATTGATGGCTGGTCAGCCAGCAGTATCTGCTAGCAAAAATGCTATGGCTAAATTTAGGGAGGTCTTAAAGGATGTCGAAAGCTTCGAGATCGAAATCAAAGACTCAACCCCATACGACTGGTCCTAAGTCTAGAGTCTGTAGAACTTGCAACATACGCAAGGACATAACCCGCTTCGAAATAACTAAAGGATACAGAGCCAGACAATGTCGCTCATGCCGTCAATCGGGGAAAAGAAAAAGAATGAGCGAAAGCCCATATGCTTATACAAACAACCTATACAATCAGCTATCACATAGAAGGAAGAAAACACACGACTTCAACATAGACAAGGAGTATCTACATAAGCTTTATGATCTACAAGAAGGGAGGTGTTTATATACTGGAACCATGATGACTCATATCAAAGATGGTACAGGTTATCACCTGTCTAATATCTCTATAGATCGGATAGATAACAACCAAGGATATATCGAAGGAAACATAGCTCTAGTGTGCCTTGCTTGTAATATGATGAAGTACACGATGGAGTTAAAAGATCTGGTCAAATGGTGTAAACTTATAGCTAAACATAACGAGGATTAATTATGGCAATCAAAGACAAGACAATGAGACAAAGGAAAGAGGAATTTGTACAGCATTTCTTGGTATGCAAGAACGCTACTGAAGCTGCAAAACGGTGCGGCTATTCTGAGAAGAGTGCATATAACCAAGGTTACAGATTGATGAACGATGATGAAGTTTGCGAAATGCTTGCAGTTGAGTTAGCTGAGTCAAAAGAACGCAATCTGAGAGACCATGACAGCATCATAGAGCAGCTCAAAGACGAAGCCTTAGGCAAAGTATCAGGTCATACTGCAGGCAGCCGTGTAAAGGCTCTAGAGCTCTTGATGAAATATTACCAGATGATCGATAGTTCTCAGAAGCTTGAAGTTTCAATGAAAGATTCTTGGTTTGAAACCTTAGAATTTGACAATAAAGAGGATCACCTTAATTAGGTGATACTGGACCAATCCAATAATGCCCATCGCTGAAAGCCGCATAAACAAAGGGGCGGGGAGTGCTGGGCTGGGTACCTCATATACATATATACCCATATACCCCTATGGACCTATGGGGGGTATGTAATTTTACAAATGCAAACTGAAAAATCTAAAATTCAAAAAATTATAAAAACCTTTAAAACGGATCTCAGACAATACGCCAAACATTGTCTAAAAATCATAGATAAACAAGGTAAATTAATAGATTTTAATTTTAACGAAGCACAGTTATTGCTAGATAAGCAAATTAACGACCAAATGCAGAAACATGGTAGGGTGAGAATGCTTATATTAAAGTCCAGGCAGACAGGTATATCTACTTATTGCCAGGCACGGGGATTCTGGAAGACTGTAACTGCACAAAACCAGAATGCGGTAGTAGTATCACACCTTAATGAATCTACAAAAGCTATCTTTGGTATGGTGAGAAACTTCTATGATAATTTGCCACACCCATTAGTGACCCCTGATCTTAAAGAATCTACTAGCAATTCCATGGCTTTTACCCACGGATCCAGGTGGAGAATCGCTACAGCGAGAACTGGCGAAGTCGGGAGAGGGTGGACAACTAATTATTTACATGGTTCTGAGGTAGCCTTTTACCCTAATGCCGACATCATTCCAGGGCTACTTCAGACCGTTCCAGAAGCAGAGTCAGAAATATTATTGGAATCTACAGCGAATGGAGCAGGTGGTTGGTTCTATGATGCGTGTATGCGATCCCTGCGTGGCGAAGGTGAGTGGGATCTATGTTTTATACCTTGGTATATGATGCCCGATTACCGCAGGAAGGTTGACCCCTACTTTGAGATAGAGCGTGAAGAAGAAGATATCAAGACTATGTTTAATTTGGATGATGAGCAGATCATGTTTAGGCGTTTAAAAATCCAGGAACTTGGTGGAGAAGACCTATTCAGACAAGAGTACCCGTCTACCCCACAGGAAGCTTTTTTAACAACAGGTAGATTATTTGTCGAGCCGAAGTTTATAGATCAAGCAGCTGTAGAATGCTTTACCCCGATTTCCCGCTACGATGTGCGTGAGAGTGAGTTCGTCCCACATGAAAAAGGGCTCCTAAAAATTTTCGAGAATCCAAAGGATTCTCTTAGATACTGTATTGGTGTTGATGTTTCGGAGGGCTTGGAGCATGGCGACTACTCTTGCATCCAGGTGTTAGATCATATGGGCAATCAAGTTGCGACCTGGTCTGGTCATGTAGACCCGTTTGACCTCGCCTACATAGTTGCCAAGATCGGACACTTCTACAACAAAGCCTGGACACTCATTGAAAGAAACAATCACGGACTGACAACCATCAGAAAAATACAAGAATTAAATTATCCGAATCTCTATGTAGAGCAAAGTGTGGATGATGCGTATGTAGACCGCCTAACCCGCCGTGCAGGTTTTTTAACCACAAGCAAGACAAAACCTTTAATTATTGATAACTTAGTACACTTACTACGCCAGGGAGAAAGTGGTATAGTAGATATGGAGCTAATAGATGAGCTGCGAACTTATGTCGTAGACGCTAGAGGAATCACAAATGCCCAACATGGGTGTTTTGATGATAAAATAATGGCATACGCTATAGCTTTATTTGGATTGAACAGTATGCCAAGAAAACATAGACAAAACTTTAGGCGAGTAAAGAAACAATTTTTTTAAAAAGATATGAGTAAAGAACTAGGACCCGAAGGCATAGCAGCAGCAGTAGATGCCACAGAAGAAGAGCTACAGGAATTAAATTCACTCGGACAGATACTTGAATCCAAGTACACAGAATACAAAGATGCCCGTGATGATATTGAAGATGACTGGATTGAGGATCTAAGAGCATTCATGGGTCAATACGATCCTGAGGTTCTTGCTAAGATTCAATCTAAAGGCGATAGATCACAAGTCTATGTTGGTCTAACCCGAACAAAGGTGCTCGCAGCCTTCTCCAGAATAACGGATTTATTATTTCAACCAGGTCAAAAATTCTTTTCAATCGAAGCAACTCCAGTTTCTAAACAACCCCTAGTAGAAAAAGAGCTTACCGAAAGAGCTGCATTAGAAATTATGCAAGCTGCCGAAGTAGTGGACCCTGGTTTAGTTGATGATTTAATCATGGCTAGATTAGAAGAATTAAAAGAAGAGATTGAAGAGGAAACAAAGCGTAGAGTTGAGAATATGGAAGAAGCTATTCTTGACCAAGCTATAGAAAGCAACCTAGAAGGCAAAATGAAAGATGCCATTATGGAACAAGTTATCTTTGGTACTGGTGCTATGAAAGCTGGAACTCTTAAAGTTGACAGAGATCATAAGTGGGTTAAAGGAGAGGAAGGCTTTAATTTAATATACGAAGAAAGTGCATTCCCCGAAATGGAGGCTGTATCAGTATTTGATTTATATCCTGATCCTCATGCTACTAGCATGGATGACCTAAGAGATTTATTTAGAAGACATATTATTTCAAGACAAGAGTTTAGAGATTTAAAAGATTATCCAGGATTCAATGCTGAGATTATAGAAGAGTGCATAGAAATGAATCCAGACGGAAATCACGATGAAGCTCAACACGAAAAAGACAGAAGAGAGATTGCTAATGTTAATGACAGATCTACCCAAACAGGTAAGTTTGAAGTTATGGAATATTGGGGTTCTCTCAACGGATACGATTTACAAGACGCTGGCGTTGAATTTGGCGAGGAAGATGATCTCTCACAAGAGTATCATGCAAATGTATGGATAGTTGCTGGTAAGGTTATTAAGGCACAACTTAATCCTTTACCTGGTGGCATAATACCTTATTTCATATTCCCTTACGAGAAGAATCCTCACGCCTTCTGGGGTACTGGCGTACCTAGAATGATGAGAGATTCTCAAGCCACTATGAATGCAGCTACAAGAATATATTTGGATAATGTTGCGTTATCATCTGGTCCTATGGTGGAAGTTAATACAGACATCATGGCATCTGGTGAAGACCCAACAGAGCTTTACCCTTGGCGAGTATTCTTGAGAGAGGGCGGTGATGGTAATCAGCCTATGGTTCGTTTTTATCAACCTCAGTCAAATTCTCCAGCACTTGTATCTGTTATTGAATTATTTAGAAGATTTGCCGATGAGACTACGGCACTACCGTCCTATACCCACGGACAAACACAAAGCTCATTAAACAGAACTGCTACAGGTATTTCTATTTTAATGAGTAATGCAAATATAGTCTTAAAATCAGTTATCAAAAACATTGATGACTACCTTACCCAACCAATGATACGCTCACTGTATGACTGGAACATGACATGGAATGAAAATGAAAATGTTAAGTCAGATATGCGTATAGTTGCAAAAGGATCCACAGCCCTGATACAGAAGGAAGTACAATCACAAAGATTGCTACAGTTCCTATCGCTGATTAATAATCCAATGGATGCACAAATGGTCGATAGAGAAAAACTATTAACTGATATTGCTAAGTCCTTAGATATTGATCCAGAAGAAGTAATTAAATCACAAAAGGAGTTAATGGATGAGCAAGCATTACAACAAGCTATCATTGCCAGCCAGCAAGGCGGTCAAGTTGATCAAGTCCCAAATGGGGACGGAATGGTCGGTCCTGATGGAAGAAATGGAGTCCCTACGCCAAATGGAGCGGGACCAGTTGGAAATAACGGACAACTACCGCTTTAGCCAAGGGCGTTGCGACATTCTTAAGTTTATAGTATCTTTAGACGAGATTGCTGACAAAGTAATCAACTCGTTAGGCTCCCGTAGGGATACACCTAACATATATAAATAATTTTAATCGACACCCCCCAAACGAGGACCGTTAAAATGGAAAGAGAAAAAACTAAAGGCGAGTTAATCGCCGAAAAGCTTGAAAAAGAAGCTGATGAGATGTTGAAACAAATTCAAGACTCTCAACAGGAATCTGAACCAGAAGCCAAAGGGTTAGCTACCGAAGAGGCTGAAGTCGAAGACACCCCTGAAGAAGTTGTCGAAGATGTGGAAGCTTCACCCGATGAATCTCAGGAAACTGAAGAAGCGTCTGATCAGAATGTAGAAGAGGTTCAGGAAGAAGAAACTAAATCCGATAAGGGTTTGTTATCTGCCGAACAGTGGGAAGAAAGGTACAAGAATGCTCAGGCACGAATGACCAAGGCTACCCAGAGAGAGAAAGAACTCGAATCTAAAATAGCTGAGATGGATAATAAAATCAAAGCTATGGAAGTAATGAAGTCTGAGGCTCGGATTGAACAGCAGAAAGAAGAGGTGAACATTGACCTTGGTGAGATTATGAAAGATTACCCAGAGATTGTTAAACCACTTCAAAAATATGTTGATGCTCGCATCGCATCTGTTGATCAAAAAGTGCAACAAGCTACACAACAAGTTCTTGATTCTCAGAAAGAAGAAGCAGATAGGAAGCATTATGCAGCTATAGCTGATGTGCATCCCGATTGGAAATCTGTGTCGTCTAGTGATGATTTCACTATATGGCTAGAAAGACAATCAAGAATGTGGCGTAATGCTGCATCTGAAGGTGATGCTCAAGATGTAATAGCTCTCTTATCAAAGTATAAAAATGATTTAGGTCTGGTTTCCAAAAAAGTTTCCAAAGAGGAATTAGTAGAAAAGGCTAAACAAAATGTTGAACCTTCACTCTCTAAAGCCAGGAAACAAAATGTAGGTAGTAGTAAAAGAATATGGACTGCCCAAGAAATTGGTAAACTTTCTGACAAAGAATTTAGAAAGCTTGAGAAAGAAATTGATCAGGCTTATGCTGACGGAAGGGTCAAGCCATAGGAGATTACTACTTTTTAGATAAACTTTTTTTATATTTAAGAGGTAATTAATATGGCATATTCATCTTCAAGCGGAAGCTTTAGCTTCGCAGCTGGTGAACAGCATTTTATACCTGAAGTATTCTCTAGAAAGTTACAAGCTAAGTTTTACGCTCAGACCGTTTTATCTGAGGTAACAACTAACGAGTACGAAGGAGAAATTTCAGGGTTAGGTAATAAAGTTAACATTAGAACAGTACCAGCAGTTTCGGTTGCTGATTACTCAGGATCTCTATCCTATTCAGATGTTACTTCATCTACCATTGAGTTAAACATCGACAAAGCTAAAAGCTATGCTTTTAAAGTTGATGACATTCTAAAAGAACAAGCCGATATCGACTTCATGAACGAAGCAGCAAATGATGCAGCTCAGAACATGAAAATCGCTATTGAGCAAGATGTGTTTGCAAATGTTGCAGCAGGATCATCTTTAACAGATATCAATGCTACACCATCAAACATTACATCATCTAATGTTCTTGGTTTTATTCTTGATGCAGGACAGCAACTTGATGAAAATAATATTCCAGAAGATGGAAGATTCATGATCATCAACCCAGCTGTTGCTACATTGTTAAAACAGTCAGAACTTAGACAAGCATACTTAACTGGTGATAATGTTTCACCATTAAGAAATGGCTTCATCGGAACAGTTGATAGATTCAATATGTATGTTTCTAACAACCTAAGTACAACATCAGGTGTTACATCTGGTCTGTACGGACATCCAAAAGCTATTGCTTATGCTTCTCAAATGACTAACACCGAAACTGTAAGACTTGAGTCTTCATTTGGTGATGGCGTTAGAGGTCTGTCTGTTTACGGATACAAAGTTATCCTACCAACAGCGATTGGTGAATTTAAGTTACAAGTAGCTTAATATTAACTTGGGGGGAGCTTCGGCTCCCCTTCTTTTTTGTTTTTTTCCTACTAGCTTGTATATATGTTTTTGTGATAACTTAAGCATAGTTATAATTAAACCGAGGTTACTATGACAAAAGACGAATTAATTAAATCAGCAAAAGAGAAATTTGATGTTTCTCTAAACCCAAAAGACAAATTAAAAGATCTAGAGCATCAGTATGCTTCACTAGAAAACTCAGTAGAAGTTGATGAAGAAGTTGTTGTTGAATCTAGCTCAGGAGATCCAATTGCCTCAAGAAGTGAGCACGGGAAAATAGTTCCCTGGCACCCAATGCATAGACCAGAATTTTGGTCATTTGTATATGACAAAGGATCTTTAACAGACGAAGAGAAAAAAGTATTAGGATTATAAAATGGCAACCGTTAAAGTAATTGACCTTATTAATAGAGCAGAGGAGATTCTGCAAGACACGACTAATGTTAGATGGTCACAACAAACCTTATTGAACTATTTGAATGATGCTCAAAGAGAGATTGTTTTATTTAGACCAGATGCAAACCCAGTCAATGCGTCTTTTACTTTAGTTGCTGATAGTGCTAAACAGAGTTTGCCGAGTGCAGCTCTTAGATTATTATCTATTTACAGAAATTCAAATCCATCTTCTAAACCAATAACAAATATTGAAAGAAGAGTATTAGACGATCAAATAGAAGATTGGCACGGAACATCAGGCTCAAATGTTGAGCATTATGTTTACGATCCATTAGATCCTAAAATATTTTATGTCTATCCACATACAACAGCATCAGATGCAACTATAGAGATTGTTTATAGTTCAGCACCTACAGATATAAGTATCAGTGATTTTAGTTCTGATACTACAGTTATTTCTTTAGATGATGTTTATGCTAATGCTATTTTAGATTTCATGTTGTATAGGGCATATCAGAAAGATACTGAGTATGCAGGTGATCTCCAAAGATCAGGCGTTTACTTACAGTCTTTTCAAAATTCACGAGGAATTAAAAACCAAGTTGATGCTGGATCTACTCCAAGACCATCAACACCAGCACAATAATGAATAATGGCAGTAGCAAAAAAGATAGAATCATTAGTACCTAAGGTAAAAAGAGAAGCTCCAAGCTGTCCGTCTTTTATTGCTATTGAAGAACTAAGAAACACTATTATAGATTTTTGTGTAAATACAGATATCTATCTATCAGAACTAACCTTATTTCAAACAGTTACAGGCATTAATGAGTATGAGGCTGCCGACTTAGATATCCCAACAGGAACTGAGTTAAATCATATTATTGATTTTTATTATGAGATTGGAGAATCTAATGATCAGGTTTCAGAAAAAAGCTTATCAAGATTAGAGCCTAAGTCTTTAATAGGCACACCTTCATTGATTGATGCTTATGGTAAAGGTAGACCTAAATATTATTCACAAAGAAATCAAGAGATTATATTATTCGCACCCACCCCAGATAAAAACTATTCGTTATATGCACTATATAGTTTAAAGCCAACAGCGACAGCAACAACAATTCCTAATATAATTGTTAATGAGTATCAAGAAACTATTATTCATGGTGCTTTGTATAGATTGCAAATGATGAAAGATAGTCCTTGGAGCGATGTTCAGGCAGCAGATCTGAACAAAAGAATGTATGATAAAGGTGAGGCACAAGCTGTTAGAAAATCTAAATATGGCTTAGTAGGTGCTCCTTTAACAGTTAAATACCAGGAGTTTATGTAATGGCATATTCAACAACAATTAAAGTAGTAGTTGGGGATACACATCCAGAGCTAAACTTTACTTTGACAGACTCAAATACTGCGGCAACTGGACAAACATTAGATCCAGAAGATCCGACAACTTTTGCTCCTATAGATCTAACAGGTTCTACAACAAGAGTAAGAATAAGAAAAATAGGTACAACAGCTATTGTTGATACTATTGTTTGTTCTATTACAGATGCTACCGCAGGTAAGTGTGCAATGGTGTTTACATCAGACACATTTACTGAGGCAGGGTTTTACGAGGGAGAAATAGAAATAACCAAATCAGATGGCAACATACAGACCGTTAATGATCTAATTAAATTTAATGTGAGAGATGACTTTGACTAATGGCTATAAGATTAGTTGTAGAGTATCCGAACCTACAAGTAAGTGTCAAAACCCAAGAGGTTTCTCTTACAGTAGAAGCAGCTGAGTCTAACTCCCCTACATTACAAACCTCAACCCTTGATCCAAATTTAGGTGTATCAGCATCTGTTATTGCTCCTATCTCAGGGGCATTGCTTGACTTTGTACAACCAAATCTTGCTGTTCAAAGCCTAAATCTATTTGCCGATATCCTGGTAGATCCAGATACTAAAAACCTTTACTTTACTAAAGGTAATCCAAATGCGGTTATTGTAAGTATGTTGGAGGAGTTAGCTTACTCAGTTAACAAACCATTCACAGATTCTTTTTCATTTACAGATGACCAAACCCTTGATGTCGGTAAAGGCTTAGCAGACTCAGCAACCATGCTTGAGTCAATAGATATATTATTAGAGTTCTTAAGAGACTTTAGTGATAGCTATACACTTTCTGATCAACCAGCTATCTTGTTTGAAAGACCTATTACAGATGACAACTTCAACTTTAGCGATGATCAAACATTTGATGTTTCTAAAAGAATACAACACTCTGTTTTAATCTTTGAAGATGCAGACTTTGCTATAGGCAAGAATGTCAGTGATAGTTTCTCAATATCTGAAGATTCTATATTTAACTTAGGGCTTGGTAAGTCTGATAGTGTGTCTATGGGTGAGACAGACACCAAAGATTTAAGCTTATCTAAATCAGATACGCTAAGTATGAGCGAGGCACCAGCTTTATTGTTTGAAGCCCCTCACTCTGATTCTTTCACTATGAGCGAATCTTTTAGTAGAACAGTTGATTTTGTTAGATCTTTTTCAGATGCATTTAGTCTAGATGATGTAGCTAGTGTTGATGACCCATTACAAACAGATGTAAGTTCAGAAAAAACCAATGTGGCATTCTTATCAGAGGACAGTGTTTTTGACTTTACTAAACCCTTATCTGATACAGCAACTATGTCTGAACAAGCAGCTTCATTAGTTGCAAAACCCTTTAGTGATTCCTTTGGAATTAGTGAGCAGTTAGCTAAATCTCAAGCCCTTGCAAAGGCAGATAGCCTTTCCATATCAGAACAAGATGTGATATCTTTTAGCAAAAGTATTGATGATACTTTAACTATGTCTGAAAGCATTAGCTTGAAGGTAATCATAAGTTCAAAAAGTGTTTTAAATACTGCTGCACTTAATACAAGTGCTCTTAATTAGGAGTAAAAATGATAGTCGATAATTTTAAACTGACAGGTAAATTAAAGATCGAGCTTAACGATGAAGTCGTTGCTGAGGTTCCAAATATTGTTGTTAGTGACGGAAAAGATTTTGTTGCGTCTAGAATGAAGGATACAACGGACTCTGCTATGTCACATATGGCAATTGGTACAGGTTCTACAGCTGCTGCTGCTTCAGACTCCGCCCTAGGTTCTGAATTATCAGGAAGTAGAACAGCCCTAACTTCAACAACAGTTACGGACAATGACATCGTTTATGTTGCTACTTTTGGAGCAGGAACTGGTACAGGTGCGGTAACAGAAGCAGGTATATTTAATGCTTCATCAGGTGGCACCATGTTATGTAGAACAGTTTTCTCAGTTGTGAACAAAGGATCTGCTGACTCTATGACAATCACCTGGACAGTTACAGTTAGCTAAAAAGAGGTAATTAATGGCAATTGTCTTTAGTAACAATGCAAGGACAACACTTGCCAGTAACATAAGCAACAGTGCTACAACAATCACCGTTGCGGATGGTTCAGTTTTTCCATCACTTACTGGCGGTGATATATTTTATTGCACCATAGATGATGGAACAAATAATGAGATAGTTGAAGTCACAGCTATCAGTAGCAACACGCTTACAGTTGTTCGTGGACAAGACAATACTACAGCCAGAGCATTCGTATCAGGCGACCTAATAGAACTTAGATTAGTTGCTAAAGTTCTAGAAACATTCCCACAAGTAGACGCAGGCGAAGTTACTGCCGATGAGTTTATCGGAGATCTTCGTGGTGCAGTTATATTTAAAGCCCAGGCAGGTGAAGCTGTTGCTAAGGGTGATGCAGTTTATGTGTCAGGTATCTCTGGGACTACACCTGTTGTTGCTTTAGCAGACGCAGACTTTGCAAGCAAAATGCCAGCCTTCGGCTTGGTATTAACAGCAGCATCAACCAATGGATCTACAGAAGTTGTAACCTTTGGTACTATTTCAGGTGTTGATACTTCTGCATTTAGCGTTGGCGATACTTTATATGTTTCTACAACAGCAGGTGAACTAACTAATTCAAAACCAACAGGCGAAGCATCTTTATTACAAAACATAGGTAAAGTTCAAAGATCTCATGCTTCAGCAGGATCTATCAAGGTAGGTGGTGCGGGGAGAACAAATGACACCCCAAACCTTAATGACGGCAACATATTCATAGGTAACGCATCCAACCAGGCAACAACAGCATCCTTAAACACTAAGATAGAAGACTACCTAGATGCCAATGGCACAACCTTCCCAGACAATGTAAAAGCTCAGTTTGGTGCTTCTAATGACCTACAGATTTACCATGATGGTTCTACTAGCTATATCTTAGATGATGGTTTTGGTGACTTACAGTTAAGGTCTAACAATAGAATAGTTATTGCTAAATCTCCTTTTGAATACATGGCTGATTTTAATGTAGATGGTGCTGTTGACTTATACTATGACAACTCTAAAAAACTAGCCACAACATCACAGGGTATAAGTGTAACAAATTTAGTACAAGCAGAGAAAATACAACTTAATGCTTCAGGTACAGATAACCCACAAATACAACTCAACAACAATGACTTTGCAACTTTTGATTGGTTAATAAATCAAGCAGATAGTGGTAAATATGTTGTAACTGTATCAGGCACAAGTGGTGCTGAAATGGAATTAGAGTCAGATGGTTCTGATTATACTAATGCTATTTTGCATGTAGGCGGTCAAAGAGTTTTAACACAAACAGCAGGCATAAATCTTAATGGTGATTTAGGATTTAATGATGGATATAAAGCTCAGTTTGGTGCTTATAATGACCTACAAATCTACCATGATGGCTCTACTAATAACTCTATTATAAAAGAAACTGGGTCAGGTAATTTAGAGTTATGGGGTAATAATGTATAAATTATGAATGTTGCGGGAGATGAAACGCAACTAGACGCAAATCCTAATAGCGGAGTCACACTTTATTATGACAATGCAGAAAAACTAGCCACAACCTCAACAGGGATAGATGTAACAGGTACAGTAACATCTA